TCACGATGGCCGTACCGGCCAGACCGGGTTATTCGGGTCGAGGGTATCGGGCAAAGCCTTCAGTGCCTTTTTGTAGTCCTTCCACTCTTTTCGCTTGGCGCCGGTCATGTCGTCCCAGTTTGAGGCATTACAATAGCGCAGGTCCATTTCGTCGAGCAGAGCGTCACGTTTGGGCTTGACCTCTCCGTCGAGCCATGCCTGTTTGTCGAGCTGCCACGCTGAGACGTTCCATATATGGTACGGGCTCGGGCGTACGGGAACCATTACGTCATTACCTTGACGATCTCCTTCGTAGTACGCTCCATACTGGTCTATGAACCCCATATCAAAATATCCTCTTTGCGATGATCGTATACGTGCCTGATGAGATATTACCGTTTATGTAACCGACGTATGACCCCGTGGTTATATAAATAGCAAAATAATTCTGCACAGCACTTACCCACACTCCGATGCCATACCCTGCATTCACGAAAAATGGGGTCGTATAGTCCGTATCGTTCAGCAGAATTTTGTATGTGTATGGGGCGCCAATTTGCACAAGTTTTGTATAGGCTGTACTCGATACAACAGCGAATTTCTCGTAATATTCTCCGTTTATTGCATAGTTATACACAACGGTCACAGACGACGCTCCTGTACCGGCCAATGCTACAAAAACATAGGTATCAGTTTGCTCAGCCCATGCTGTCGTATACAAATCCCATTTGCCCTTGCTGATGTCATAATATAACTGCCCGTTCGTCGGTGAGCCAGGACGCTCAACGGTGCCATGACCGAACGCAGGGGCAATCGTCGTAGATCCGCGCGACCATGTGCCAGAGCTGCTGCGTTTGTAATATAGGTGGTTGTTCGTGTTCGCTGTGAGCGACGCCCATGCGCCGGTAATGTCCGACGTATCGCTGTGGAGATAGTCGAGTGGTCGGGCAAATGTATCGAAGCCATACGGTGCCGTAACGACAAACGGCGTGGCGGTAGCCGCGAGGTTCACAGCGAGTCCGGTGCCAGCGCTGACAGCATTGTTTCTGCCATTGGCATCGAGCGCGGCGCGCAATACACACATGCGCACCGGGACGCCGCCAGTTACGTAATCAGGGGCAATGGTAAAGCGCGGATTCCATGCCGGAGTACCCTCGGACCCGGTGTTCTCGTCGACTGTAACGACGCCACCATCAGAGCAGACGGAGAATTCCTTGCCGCCGGCTCCGCTGTCGAGAAGCCGCAGCCGCAATGCATCTCCCTTAATCTTCTGCGACGCAGTGAAGTCGTTCGCCACGTCGGCCTGAATGGCACCAACGCTCTTGGCGGTGACAGAGCCTTTGCCGCTTGCGGCCGTACCGATGATGCTATGATCGATCGAGGTGAATGCATTGGTGAGCACCGCATCGGCAATGGTAACCGTCGTATTGCTGCTATAACTGGATGACACAACCTCTGAGTATGCTGTGCTGCCGGCGAAGTTGATTTTCAGCCGCCGGTACTGCGTGAACACGTCAGTCTGGTCGCCAGTTACGGTGAACTGCGTGGTGCTCACATAAGTATAGGTCTGTCCGCTCAGTGTTATCCATTGAGACGGGTTCAGTGACGTTCCGGCCTTGAGGCTGCCGTCTTCGTTCAGTGCAACGTCAAGGCGTGCATCGAGCGATGATTTTGTGCCCCTGGCATTAATCAGCTCCGCACCAAGTGTCGCAAGCTGCGCCGTCTCTACCCAGCCGCTCTCCCCCAACGCAGCATTGCCAGTATATGTGTACTCTGTGCCGTATGCTCCGCGATCCGATCGCCAGCACGGCTGCCCCAGCTCAGGATTGGACGGAAACGCAGTCCCGCTGAATCGGGAACGCAAGGTGTTGAAATTGGCCATCAGCTTGTCGAAGAGTCCACTGAACAGCGTTACTCCCGATTGAATCGTATTCCATGTGAGTCCCATGAGTCATTCCTCCTTTTAGTAGCCAGATATATCGACGTTCACCGCTCCGGCAACTGCGTTGCCTGCGGTGTCGCGCAAGTCTATATGGCATCCGGTGGCAGTTTCGTTGCTGACCACCGGCACTTTTGCCGTTGTGTCGTTGACCAGTGTGGCCCGTACCACTGGCGTGCTGAAAAACGATTTCCCATAGGTTGCATAGCTGACATTTGTGCCGGTCGTCGCGGCGATCGACAGCGCCGGAATGGTGAAGCTCACGTCTGCAACGTCGAGCACCACGAGCAGGTTGGTAAGCATGGCTCGCACCGTAGTGGAGACCGTTTGCATGCTGAAGCGCACCTGCACATAGCGCAGGTAATGCTGTGCCGGGCCGGTGTATGGCAGCCATGCGCTCCATGTTGCGTTGTCGGTGCTGTAGCGGTATTCCAGCGCGTTGTAAACGGTGGTGCTGATATGGTTGTCGGTATCGTTCGGGTATGAACTGTCCGATCTTGTTGGAAACGAGCTGTCCGTTGCAAACTCGTCCTCTGCGTCAACAATGGACTGCAGGCGGATAGTCACAGTTCCGATGCTCAGAGCATCGAGGGCCTGCGTGGTATAGGTGCCTGTATCGCCGGCAACATCGGTCAGTGAGGCAATGTCGTTATCGGTGAGCGCTGCCAGATCGCTGTCGGTGAGCGACTGCGGCAGCACGAGCGCATGAAACGCGCTCACATAGATCAGGTTGTCCTTCGTACCGTCTGCGGGGGAGGCCTTGGTCATTTCGTCCTGCTGGATAACGGCATTCAGATGCTCATCAATTCCGGCAATGGTAATGTCTTTAGAAGTTGCCAGCGTGCTGTAGTGGCCGGTAGTATCAATCGACTTGATCCAGTAGCGGAACGTGCCGTTCATCTCGGCCGGAATGGTGACAGTGTTTTCCTGCACGCCGGTGCGCACAATGCGCGCTGTCTCCCACGTCACGCCGGTACGCAGCTCGTAGCCCCAGCGGTCTACTTCGGGAATGTGAGACCAGCTGAAGCGCAGGTCAGTGCCGGACTGCTGCACCAGGAAGTTTTGCACCTGGCTCGGCGGCGCGGCAAGGCCCACGACGGTGATAGCGGTTTTCGGCGCATTGTCGAGCGGCTGCTGCACGTTGATGTGCGTTACCGTTACCACAGCAAACGAATAGGTAAGCCCTTCGAGCGCATCCTCGAAGGTATAGCCCTCGCCATGCACGTCGCCGAGGAATTGCCACGACCCGTTACCGACTCGCACCCACACCTTGCCGTAGTTATAGTTGCTGTTTGCAGGCCTGCGCCACGAAAGATCGAGGGATGTACTGATCGTGCCGTCAGACTTGAGGCGCAACCGTTCAGACGCTGACAGGCTGGTGACGCTCGGCATGGAGTCCACAGCTGAATAGTTTGTCGTGTCGATCGGCGGGATCAGGTAGTCGCACCCATAGATGCTCTCGTTGTACTCTGCCAGCCGCATCTGGAATTTCCAGTCGCTCAGCCGTTGCAAGCCAACAACGCGGAACGGCTTGGTGGTCTTGGTGCTCTCACCGAATGAGTAAACGCAATCGAGCGGCGAGGTGATCTCCTCCATGGGAGATGAGAGCACGAGCGTGTCGGTTGTGCCGACGCCGTTGGTCACTGTACGGGTGACCATGGAGCCGTCCTCGCGGCGCAGCAGCACTGCATAGGCCTTGCCTGCCTCTATGGTCACTGGCTCGTCAAGCTGGATGGCCGTAGTGAATCCACCCGCAATGGTCGCACTGGCGAGCCTGCCACCCTGCATACCCCAGTGCGGCACGTCGTGCTGCACGGCAACTACGTCGCCGAGGGTTGAGGCAATAGCGTCCAGGTTCACGGTAATGGCAGCAGTGCGCTTGATATAGAGGTTATTGGCCAACTGATACATGCCGATGCGCCATGCTCCGCTGGGCCTCGTTTCGCCCTTCGGCTGCAGGCTGACGCGATTGGTCCGCAGGTTCAGCTCTTCGTGCATGACGGTAATCTTCTGGCGTTCGTAATTTGAGGTCTGGTCGGTGAAGTCTATCTCGATCTCGGCAGCACGCTCCTCCATGGGGAGGAACACTTCCTCAAACGAATCCAGCTCAATATTGCCGACGGTGAAGAGCTGCGACACATCGGTCGGCTTGTCGATCGCCAGCGTCACCTTTGTGCCGAGGAAAAATGGAGTCGCCCGACACATGGTGCCCACTTCGAGCGCGGCTTCCCATGCGCTCTGCTCGCCGTCGAATACGCCGTTGAAAATAAAGCGCCGCTCAGTGCCGCCGTAGCCGTCGGGTACCAGTTCATCGCAGTACGCCGCAAGTTCTTCAAATTTGGGGATGTCGAACCGTCCGGCGTCGGTACTGTATCCGTCAAAGCGTACTATCTGGAGAGCGTTATTGATGACCGGTTGCGAGAGAACATCGAGCATGACCCATGCAGGATTGTCGCTCCACTCTATGCTGCGAACGCCGTTGCGATACACCTGCACCAGTTTGCCCTTGCACAGACAGCTAAACCGGAGGGAACCGTTCAGCTGATCGGTTGCAAGCGCATGGATCGCCACGGTCGCCAGCCTCGGATAGGTGTGCACATCGTAGGAGACCTCGGTTATTGAGGACACATAGCGCCTGTCCATCTGGTCGGTTTTGTTTGCCGATGCAGGAGTGACCTGCATGCGCACTTCGTACTGGCCATGCGGCAGTCCGTCTATGCGCCACATGCAGCGCACCGGCTGGGTGACAGCACGGTTTACGGTGTAATAATCGACCAGCTCAGTACCGTAAACGATCTCGACGCCCTCTTCGATCCAGTGCCATTTCCAGTAGCCGTAAATTTGAGTCCAGTACAACAATTCCCAGTACCTCGGGTGCGACGGCAGCAGAGTGTAGATTTCTCCTTCGATATGATCGTCCTGCACATCACTGCCGCGCTCGACCTCTTCCCAAACTTCCTTCGTTTCATAAATCGGCACGCCAATGCCGCTGGACATATCGATACCGACCTGCTCGGTAATGGTATTCCATCGCCCCGCCGACCAGTGACCATGATGCACTTCCGTGACCGTCTGATGCACCTCTCGGGTTACGGGTATCCAGATATTGGTTCCGAGCTTGCGTACGTGAACGCTGACGGTCTGTGCAACGAACTTAACAGACAATTCGCTGGCATATTGGGGGTAGTACTGCAACACTTCGCTGATCTGCTGCTGCTCTGCCGGAGTCGGCTGGCGGTAGAGTCCCTGCGGCCACTGAATCTCGATTTCCAGGGCGTCGAAATCGTCGTTAATGCTGGTCCAGAAGACCGGAGCGCCCTCGTTGAGCCCCAATGACATAGAGTGCTCGACCAGCGTGTGATAAAAAAAGCTCGTCGCGGGCTGGTCGATATGCCCGTAGCGGGCCTCAATGCTCACCCCGCGCATGTTGCTTACCGGTATATCATTGATCCAGAACTCGGAGAGACCGGCGATCGGACCCATACTGGTACCGACGAGCACATTGGCGAACTGATCATCCTTGTACCCATCGTTGACATAGCCACCGATGACGTTGCCGTACACCCGGTGAGTGCCGTATACGTGCGGTATCGGGATGCCCTGGGCCTGCAGTGTGGTTGGTCCCCATGTGTATGTTTGCGTGGAGTCCATGCTGGAGCCGACTGAGCTTGGGGTGTCATTGGGAGAGTAAGAGGGCTTCGGCGCGGGTATGAGCGCGTTGACGATCAGGCCGCCGACAACGGTGATGGCTCCGGCAACCAGAGCTGTTGATGCCGCTGTACTGAGACCGAGAATGCTGCCGCTGGCGCCGATAATTGCCGGGGCCGCATACCATGCCACAACCATAACGATGATCATCGCGACCGCGCGGAGAATCATTTTCCCGGCGCCCTTGCCGCCCCCCTGCACCTCGGGCACGATCAGCACCTGATCTCCGTGGCGCGGGTACGTGAGCGCGAGCTGCTCTTTCGGCACGACCCGACCGTTGAGCGATACGACCACCGGGACATGACCCTCAAACTCCTGCAGCTGCAGATCGAGTAGCGAGGTGCCGCGACGATACGAAAGCGTGCTGATGTCGCGTGCGGAGCGGTCGAACGGGTTGTTTATGCGGATTATCGAGAGTGTTTCCACCGGTAGTACCCCCTGATGCGCCGGGCCCATGTGGGGCTGTCGAGGCGCTCGATCGTGACGTTGACGTTTTCCGTCGTGTGGATGAATCTGCGGCAGTCGGGCAGCACGGTGCCGATGTGGCTCACCGTGCCGGGAAAGATGCTGAAAAAGACGATACACCACGGCTCCGGAGCCTCAAGTTGTTCACCGAACTCGTCGGTGCCTCCTGCTATGAGATTTTGCAGAAACGTTGGGTCCGGCTCGTCGTTGCTGTATGCGTAGTCTGGCATGGAGAGTCCTCGCCGCTGCTGCAGCTCGCGGGCCAGAGTCCAGCAGTCGAAGCCCTCGGCAGGAGCAGTCCCCCGATACTTGAACGGTGCGCCTACGAGATCGCTGTATTTCGGCTCATCAGGCAAAGCGCAGCCCCCTTGCATCCAGCCCGGGGAACCCCCCGAACCGGTGAGTGTTGCCGCGTGCTCGGCAGCTCTCAAGATCGCGTGGGCAAGGAGTGCTGGCGAGCGCTCCGTTGTAGCCGCACTCGACTCCCTTATACTCCCAGTTGCAGTGCCTTGCCATGTAGCGGTAAAGAGGGAAGCGCTGCAGCATAAGGTTTTTGTACCCGAGCTTGAACGTGATCCACTGCGATGTGCAGGAGCACGCCATGCAGGTAAACAGCAGCGTCAGGTCGGCATAGTCGGCAGACAGGTGCGCGGAATTGACGATGATGATCTCTGCAGTAGCGCCCACGCCGCCGCTCTGCTCCTCAACATACGGCTGCAGCGCCTGCGTGATGTTGCAGACCTTGAGCGTCGCAAATGTCAGTTCGCCGCGGGCGGACTCGCCGCCGAAGTCGATCTCAAAGGGGAACGCTGTCCATACCTCGCCCTGGAACGTGAGATCCTCGGTATTGGCGACGAGACGGATGACCGTATTATCCAGCAGCGTGATCTTCAGCAACACCAGGAACGGCGCGTCGCTGGCGATCTTGTTGGCTTCGATGCGAAGCTCGAGCGGGAGGTTCTTCACACAGTCTCCAGATCGAACTCAGTCCGCCAGAGATCCAGAGCAAACAGCTCCAGCTCCGGCGGCTTGGCAAAGCGCACATTATAGACGGTGCCGCTCTGCGGGTGTGTCCAGGTGAATATGTCGGCATCGCCCTTTACCGTGTCCACAAAGGTGTCGAGCGTGTTTTTGTCGGCCTGCGTGAGTACGTTATAGGTCACATGGAAGCGCTTGCGGACCCGTGTGAACCTCGGTCGTGTAATCACATAGCCCTTTTCCATATCGCTTTTGAGCGACTGGTCAACGCGCGTCTCCTTCAGCGGGTATTCAGCAGGGTGCGACAGTGTGGGAAATGCCGGATATGCCATGTGCGATCACCTCATCTTCTTAAAGTCAGGATCGGTGTGCATCAACTCGAAAAACAAGGTCTTGAATTTCGTTTTGTCGTCTATCTGCTGTCCGGTCTGTTTCAGATTGAACGGCAGACCGGTCTTGTTGTTGACAACGATGTTGACGTTCGTATCTCCGCTGCCGGCAGCGGCGCCCTGCATGGCTACCGGAATACGTCTGCCATCGGGAAGCGGCACAAATGCCTCCGGTCGGGAGCCCTCGCCAAAGACCGCCAGCTGCGGCCGGTAAGCGACACCGCCGCTTGCATATTTGCGCAGCGGCAGCAGCCCCGAGCTTGTCATGACGCCGCCGTTGGCGAGACCGGCAACCTGGTCGCCACCACCGAAAATACCGCCGAGGCCCGAGCTGATGGCGCCCATGAGCGGCTTGATGATGAGGATCTTCATGATCTCTTTATAGATGGCGCTCAGCACGTTTTTTGCCATGTCACCGAAGCGCATGAAGTTGTCGCTCGTGAAGTCGAAAAAGCTGGCGAATGCGCCCTCCACTTCGCTCATCATGCCACGTGCGCCATCAAGGCCGTTGCGGAACGAGTCCTGCATCTCCTGCCCGACCTGTCGGAAGCCGCGCGCCATGCCTTCCCACACGGAAGCACCGGCCTGAAACTGCAAGTCGTCCAGCTCGGCGTTGAGCGCGGCCATGTTGTTCGTGAGCGCTTCGATCTCGGTATTCGTGGTCTGCACCTGAGCGTCGCTCAGTCCGCCGGCAGACAGTGCTTGTTGCAGGTTCGCTATGCGTTTTGCAATAATGTCGACCTCGCCCTGTTTGGCTGCGATGTTCGCATTGGCACTCGACATCTCGCCACGCTGGACTTTCAGAGCATAGAGCTTCTGCTGCAGCGCCAGTTCAGCCTCAAGCACCCGCAACTCTCCGTCGCGCTTTGCCTGCGCCAGCTCACGGGTCAGCTGAATGTTCTTGATCTGGCCTTCGATGTTCTTTTGATCGATCTGCTCGCGCTTTTTTGCAATCTCGGCTTCAATGCGACCGGTCTCTGCCAGCACCTCGCGATGATCGCGATCGCGCTCTGCGCTTTCCCGATACATGACCTTGCGCTTCTCCCATGCAGCGAGGACGCTGCTCTTCTCCTCTTCGGCATAGGCAATGGACTGTTCAAGGGCGTCGACTTCGAGCTTCTTTTTGTTGGCGTAGTATTCGGACTCTGTCATCTTCATCTGTTCGTAGCCGAGGTCGTTCACCTTTTGCAGGGTGTTCATCATTTCGGCTGCGATCGATTCCGACTCCTTCAGGAAATTGCGACGCTCCTGCAACTCCAGTTTGTTGGCCTCGATAGCATTTTTGAGGCCCTTCCCGCGGTCCTTAATCGGCGCGACTTTCGGCTTTACTTCCTCATGGTGCTGCGGATCTCCGGACGGGGCGCCCTCGCGACCGCTCTCGTCCCATCCTTTCAGGACTTCCATGGCCTGCATGGACAGACCCTTCAGCCCCGGGATGACCGCCACCGCCATGACTATGCTCTTTGTGAGTGTGCCGAACTTCCGGTTCAGATCGTCCAGCCAGCTGAAGTCCATAGCCTCGCGCTTGCCGAGCAGCATTTCGAGGAATTCGTTGAGGGTCGGAATGACTTCATTGCCGAGCATATACTTGAACGCCTGGCTGCGCTGCTCCATGCGCTTCAGGTTGTCTTCATATTCCTTTGCAGCGGCAGCGGTACCGTCGGTCCAGAGCGTGTCGACTTCTTCGAAGTTCTCGCGCAACTCGTTAAGCGTGGCGATCATCTGGGCGCCATTGCGGCCGAATATTTCGCGGGCAGCGGCAACCTTGTTGGTTCCGTCTTTAAACTTTGCAAATGCATCGGCGATTTTCAGGACCTGATCTTCGACATCGAGGCTTTGCAGGTCCTTTGCGTTGAGGCCGATCGCGTGCAGCGCATCGCCGAAGGATCCAAGATCTGCATCGGCCTTGCCGAGATTGGCCTGCATCTTCGTGACCGCGCCGACAAATTCTTCAAGGTTCGACTCGCCCAGCTCGGCGGCTTTTTTGAACTTCGCAAGGTTTTCGACACTGATGCCGGTGTTCTGGCTCAGCTTGGCAAGCTCAGTGCCGGCAGCAGCTGTACCCGAGACGATCGACCGGGCAGCGGCGGCAACTCCGGCCAGTGCTGCAATGGCTCCGGCCGTCTGCGCCTTGATGCCATTGAACATGTCGAGCAGGCTTTTCTGCCCTGTCTCGGCGCCCTTCTTCATGTCGGACAGCTGCTTCTGAAACTCCTTGAACGCAGGACTGAACTTGTCGAAGGCCTCGATAATGAGCTTTACTTGCTGGTCATTGGCCGCCATTGTCGGTCACCTCGGTTATGTTCTTGTTGCAGGATGCGCAGTCGAGCGCTTTGCCGCTGCGCTTTGCCGCTGTTTTGCAGGTTTTGCAGTATGCATCCTCTGTCGTGCCTTTCTCGGGTCCGACAATGAATGCAATAACTGCCTCGCGAAATAATGCCTGACGCTCCCTGACGCGAAAGTACGGTTTACACTCGCGCACGGTGAAGCCCCAGAGCAGGCTGTCACGCTTCGTAATATCGCCATCACTGAGAAAAGCCACCAGTTCATCTATTGCGTCGCCTCCGGCTGCTGAGCGTTTCGCATCCCCTTCATGCCGGCTGCCAGGTTGTTCATAACTGAAGTGAAGGGGATGCAGACGAAAAAATCCTCCACCATCTGCGCCGCCTCGGAGCCGGAAAGTTCATCCTGAAGGAATTCCGCAACCTCGCTGACGTTTTTGCTACGGAGAGCAATGCCGTCTTCGGTGAGCACTATGGCAAGTAATTCATGGCGTTTGTCATACCACTCAATGGCTCCATTCACGTTGTCGACGGCACTCCCGTCAAGTATCGGGGCAAACAGTCGGGCAAGCTGCTGCTCCTGTCCGAGTTTGAGTTCGCGGAGGGCGAACTTCCGCCCTCCGATTTCGTACGTTTTGAAAGGTTCCGGCATCGGGCCCCCCTACAGCGTAGCCGTTGCGTTCAGCCAGGTGATCATGGCGGCTGATGCGTTGGCGTCGTTGTCGTAATAGGCCTCAAACGGGATCTCCATTACGAGTCCCTGCGGGCCGCTGACCTTCGGAGTGTCTTTACCCCATTTCAGCTCGGGAATGAGCAGGGTGAATTTTTCGTTGCCTGCGGTGCCTGCGCCGGTGCCGTGCTGTGCTTCGATCTTGAGCGACGATTCCTGGAAGCGGATTGCCTTATGGAAGAGCGCAAGGGCCTGAGCATCGAACAATGCAGTGATGCTACCGCTGACCTTTGCGCGGCCTTCAGGCAAGCTGTTGCGCACGCCACGCCCGCCGATCACGTATGCGCTCGTGTCGATGTCGCGCTCGATTTTCACGCTTGCCTTCTGCACGTTCAGGAGCTGGCCGCTGCCGCCTTCCTGCACCAGCGTGATCTCGAAGGCGTCCCACGGAGTATGTCCGGGGTCGGTATAGGATGCATCGACAGGGGTGTAAGCAATGCCGTTCGGAATGTTTGCCACTGCCGCGCCGGTTCCTCCGTCGGTGAGGTTCTCGTCGTTCTGGAACGTGCCGCTGACGCCAGTAACCACCAGCGTGCCGGTGACACCGCCGTCAAGATCGCTGATAATGAGCGCAGTGGCTCCGGACGCGACGCCGACCACGACGTTGCCGACCGTGAAGTTGCCGGTCTGCGCGTCATAGGGCAGCACCATGCTCTCGGAACAGGCTGAACCCTCAAACGTGGCTGCAATGGGGCCCTCTGCCGCGAACTCAAGATCGAGGCTGCGGAACTTGCAGCCGTTATAAAGCAGGTACAGGTTCTGGTCGGTGATGCCCTTTTCAAAGCACCAGGAGCTGAGCGCGGCGATCTTGCCGACATGCGTGTATGGGCTGCCTGCGCCGGTTGTAGTGTTGCCGCCCAGAATGCCATAGTTGATGAGCGTTGCGAGCTGTGGAGCCAGCGTGGTCTTGAACCCGATAGTGCCGTCCTGATTGCCACGGCTCGGCATGACCGGGTTTGCACCCGGGCGGATGATGTTGGAGCTGATCAGGTTGAACGCTGCGCCGAGCGACTCGCTCTCGTAGTAGAGCTGTTTGAGCGCAGGCGAAGCTGGCACTGCCTTGAATGTGCCCTCCTTCTCGTAGCCGATAACACAGTTGATGCCCTGAGACTGTGACATGGTTTATGCCCTCCTTATTTGGTTTTGTCTATACGCTGCCGGTGGCTGTGATGAAGTTGATTACGCACCTTACCACGGCGCCTCCGATAACCTTGTCGTCCTTCTCAATCGTGATGTCTTCGATCTGCGGCTGCGATATGCTGAGCGCGCGGCCGCCGACGGTCTTGTCTGCCCATAGGGCCTTGATCACGTCCTGCGCCATGCTGCGGATCTCTGCTGCTGTCTGTGCTGCCTTTGCTGCTGCTATTTCGATGTCGAGCTGAAGGGCCCATGTGTACTGCTGGATAGTGCCCTGCGTTACCTGGAGAGCGGTGTCTTTGATGTGTATGCACGGTAGGTCGTCGTATGGTGAGGCTGTGGCTTTCCACTCAAATACCTTGAGGCCGGCGTCGGTCTCGTAGCCGTTGGCCTTCCGGATGGTGCCGAGCTGTGTTTTTACGGCGGTGATGATGTTCTGCCAGTTGCTTGCTGCCATGGTTCGTCTGCTCCTCCTGCTCTACATGCTCGCGCAGTACAGGGTAACTGCTGTGGTTGCGTCGCCGCCGCTGCGGCTGACGTAGTTACCGCGTATGAGCTTCACGTATTTGTCTACGATGTGGAACATGGTGCCGCTGCTGGTGACGGTGACTGCTTCCAGCGATGCCCATGTGCTGTTGTCGATACTGCCCTCAACCGCAACAACGGTATTGGTCGGGGTTGTGCCGCCCCATGTCACTACGCAGGTTATATGTGTGCTGTTGGACGATACTGCGGCTCCGGCTCCGGTTGCGGTTTGTATAGCGAGCAGCGTGTCAGTCTGCGCTGCTGGCGCAATGGAGCAGAGGGCGAAAATGAGCAGTGCCGCAAACAAGTATTTTTTCATGGTTCCTCCCGTTTTTGTGGCGCTATGGCCTACGCATCCAGGCCCTGATTGATTGTTTTTATTGCAACGCCCTTGCCTTTGATGTAATCGATCAGATCGGCAAGTGGAGTCGTGAAAGCGGAGTCTTTCAGATGCGAGTGAGCGTAGAAAATCAACCACGAATTATTTGTTATGGCTTTGTCAACCTGAGCCTTGTGCGCGTTAAGGTTCACAGCAATATTGTCAATGGATATTGCACCAAGCGCTCCCATATTGAGCGGCCAAGTGTTCGGGTGTTCGTCAATGCTTCTGCCGGACCTGTAATACAGCAACACGTTATTGATCGCGGCCTGATCATACGTCCCGTAGGGATATGCCATGTTGCTGATGGTCAATCCGAGCGCCTGCAATGTGGCTTTGGAGTCTGCCAGTGTGGTCTTTTGTGCGGCATCCGATAGCTGCATCAAATGTTCATGTGTGACAAGATGGCTACCGATTTCCCATCCTGCCGCCTGTAACGCGAGTAGCTGCGCCGTGGTCATGTAGCCAGACTGATCGACCTTGGAAGAGAGTACCCATGACGTGCCGGCAATCCCCTTTGTGTCAAACACTGGCTTGATGACGGTGTAGTCTTCTGCCCATCCGTCGTCAAGGGTGAACGTAACCATTGGCGCTCGCTGTCGCACAGGAGAGCTATTGCCGCGATATACCACGGTGCCTGGCATCAGCGCAGCACCTCTACCGTGTATGACTCCACGGATATTTCACTGTACGCCTCGATCGTTGCTTGCGTTCCAGCTTCTGTGCCGTTACAGGTGCAAGGATAAACAAAAGTGTTGGCATCGGTGATCGCCACGACAACAGGGTCAGCGTTCGGACTGCCTGAAGTGCTGCAATTCGATGCCCCGGACGCCTTTATGTAACGCCCATTTGCAAGCCCATGCGAGGAAACCGTAGCAGTGCATTGCGCCCCATTGCCGGTTATCGCAGTGGTTGTTTTCGCGGCCTCTAACGTGGTTGTGCCGGTAATGCTGAAAGTGGTATCAAGCGCGGTGTTGATGCTGTACGTCTGCTGCGCGGTCCCGTTCGTCGCAGAGAATGATGCACTCGCCGCGCTGTTTGTCAGTTCGACTTGGCTGCTTTCGCTGCCCCGGTTCATCCATACGAGCTGCAGTGCATCGTTGATCTGCGACGCCCCGTTGCGCGTTTTGCTCATTAAGGTGCTACCGCCCCACTTTATCGCATACGTTTTATTATTGGTCAGCCCGGTATACGAGAGTCTGTATGTCAGCCTGAGCGCTCCATTGGGGCCGATCTTCCCGGCCGGGATTGTGCAAGTCGCTATCGTTGTTTCCGAGAGCGTACCACCGACGCCGGACTTCACGGCAGATTGACAAACAACGGGCGATTGCACTCCTCCATAAACAACCGTGCCAGCTCCAAATGCCGGGATGCTCAATACCAGAGCCAACGCCGCGCCGGTGACAATACCGATCAGGATTCTGTGCATTATTCCCCTCCTCATTTCTGTGTGTCGATCGCCTGCTGAGGCGGTACATCAGCATCAGCCTGAGCGATAACTTCAGTAGCTGGCCGTAAGCGAGCTTTTTCGAGGGCGTCAAGCTCTGCGGTTACATCCTGCGGCTCACCGGTTTTGATGATGGTGTAGATCTTAATGCCGAGATCAAATACTTTTGGCAGCAGAGTGATTGCAAGTGGGAGATCGAGTTTCATGTCAGTTACCTCCTGTGAGTGAAAAGCGGATGCCGAAGCCTGCGGCCAAGTCCATCAGGTCCTTGAGCAACGTCGGCAGATTGCGGAGAGCTACGTCGTACTGCAATTTCTGATCGGCATCGTATGACTCAACAAGCGCATACCGCGTGTCGATGATGAAGTCCTGACTGAGCTTATAGCGTTCATAATATTGCTGGATTTTCGCGAAGTCTGCGGCGCTGAGTTTGCCGGTGTTCTGCGTCACCCTGGCTTCGTAGAGGATGCTTTCTGCGGTTGCCTTGCCGATCTCATATGGCTTCGTTGTCTGAGGACCGGCGCAGCCGACCAGCAGAGTAAGTGCAAACACGCCAACGCAAAACAGGCCGAGCACTTGAGCGCCTTTCTTTACGCACTTGCTGAGGAATCCACTCAGAAGCTGGAATACTGAATTGCTTTTGACACTCGGGATGAGTGCCAGCGCCTCACTGACAGCAAACAGGATGCCGAGGATTGCCGTAAGCCACGCCACTTGTTCCGGCGTGAGTCCTAATAACAGGATGATTGTGTTGATGTCCATATATTCCTCCTTGCGCCCTACTCGGGGCGTCCTTTGGTTGCGATGTTGTGCAGTGCCGCTACGGTGTATGCCTCGTAGCAGGCTATGCATGCTGGGTCGTACGGGCTGCGCAAGCATGCAGCTCCGAATTTGCAGCGATGGCCGCGCGGTGTGGCGGCTTGCCATTCGTCGAAGGTCATTACTGTGCGGTCGTTCATTGCAGTACCCCCATGTGCCGGAGTTCGTCGGCGTCGGCTTCGCTGATGCAGGAAGGTGCGTGGCCAGTGATGCCAAAGGCTTTGTAGCCACTTGCGCAGTCTGGCGCGGGTATGAACATACTTCGTGCGGCTTCCAAATCCTTCCGGTACTGTGCTGATACACAGCCGATAAGCATAAGGCAGATGATAAGCACTGTGAGCAGTTTCATTGTGTCGACCTCCATGCCTCTATGCCGTCGAAAATAGCCTGGGCGATGAGTCGGGTGTCGCGCATGACTGCCAGATCCTCGTCGTTGGTAATGAAACCGATCTCGGTGAGGATGGCCGGTGTTTCGAGGTCTTTAAGGACCGCAAGGTTGCGGTTATATTCTTTGGTGCCGTCGCATTTGATGCCTCGGTTGTGCAGGCCGGTTGCTGCCACGAGCTCGGCCTGTACGCACATGGCGAGGTTGCGGTCGTAGTCGTCGCGGTATATGGTCTCAATGCCGTGCGCTGCCGGATCGGCGGCGGCGTTGCAGTGTATGCTGATGAATGCCTTGGGCTGCCACTTGCGGATAAGCGTAAGGCGAGCCGACGGGCTGATGTATACGTCGCTGCTGCGGGTGTGGAGTACTGCGTGACCGGCGGCTTCGAGCAGCTCGCCGAGCGCGGTAGCGACTTCGAGGTTGATGTCTTCTTCTTCGATGCGTGTTTCCGGATCGATCGCGCCGGGATCCGTGCCGCCATGTCCGGGGTCGAGGAGTATTTTCATCGGCGGCGCTCCTGAAGCATAGACCTGATGTCGGCCTTGATTTCTTTCATGTCGGCTTTAAGCTCTGCAATTTCACTCTTTTCCACAAAGCGACGCTGCTCGTCAGAGGTGGTTTTGGTGTAGACAAAGCTGCCGGTGATGGCTGCATTCATGACGAGCACGATAGACCAGAAAACAAGCCACGTCGGGCGGCTGTTCACTTTTTCGTGGAGCGCGTCGAACTTGCCCTCGCATTTTGTGCGTTGGTCGTCGCATTTGACGTGGATTTCTGCCATGCGCGCGAAGCTCCTTCCTTACTGATCTTTGCTCAGGGTTAATACGGTGATGCCGGTGCCGTCTGGCTCTATGCCGGTGACGTAGTACGTGGTGTCGCGGATGACGATCTGGTCGCCATGCTGCACGCCTGCCATGTCGGTGTCTTTGCAGGTGGCCTGCGGGCCGCTGCTCTCTATGCCGCCGGTGAGGGCGTTGAGGAGTTTGTAACTGTCGTCAAAAATGACAGGGATGGAGGCCCCGTTGTACGAGGCCTCCTCCGCAAAGTCGGCGGTGTCGAAGTAGGCGTCGAGATCGGCACCGAAGTTGATCACTTACTCATCGCCGCCTTTGCCTTTTTTCTTCGGCTTTTCCTCTTCTTCGACATATTCCTCGGCCTTTTTCATGCTAATCAGAATCTTTGCGTCAGCGTCTGATACTTCGTATGCTTCGCCAGCCTCCAGATGCTGACCACTTGCCAAGGTGTTTCTGAGTGCCTTGATTTTCATAAAGATATCCTTTCAGTAAAGTATGGAGGGGCATTGATGCCCCTCCAATACGATTGACTATGTGGTCAGTGCGTCGAGCATTGCTGCAAAGCTCTCAGCGTTGCGGACCCCGATGTCGGCATCCTGCAGACCAACAACGCGGACGGTGCCGGCAGTGCTGCCGGTATACGGATCGACAGTGATGTCGAGTCCGCCCCAGAGAGCAATGATCAGATCTGCCCAGTTGCCGAAGAAGATAGCGGAGCAGATGCCGGAGCTGGAGCCCTTGGTCAGCGTGCTGCTGACCTGGTTGGTAACGTGTGCCGGATATCCGTTCATGCCATTGGCATTGGGCTCCCAGATCATGTCATTGCCGTAGGTCGTTACGCGCTGGGTCTGTTTGAGCTTGCCGCGAACTTTTGCATTGGTGATGTATGCAAGTGCTCCGAGATCGGCGTTGTCAATCGCCACTTCAGTTTCAAGCCCAACGATGTGAGGCCATGCAGGGGCAAGTCCGTTGGTTCCGCCTGCTACCGAGCCTATGCCGCTGGTAGCTGCAATCCCGGTCGGCTGGTTGGACGTGCCAGAGCCGTGCAACCCCGCGAGATCGAGAGCAATCGCCAATACCGTTGCAATATCGTTGCGGACCATGGCTTCGACACTGATGCTCGACTGCAGAAGCAGTCTGCGACTGATGTCGGTGTATGCGCCGACAGTCTTCGGCGTGAGTGCAACCTGTGCAAGCGTCTGCTGGCTTTCGGTCGGGGCTCCGTTTTCAGCAACCCAGTATGCAGTTGCGCCGCCGCTCTGTTTTGGAATGGCTACGTTGCCGACAAGTCCGTCAAGGACGGTTGCCCCGGCCTGCCGCAGAACCATCTTGTTGCGCAGCAGCTCGATAAATGACGCCGCCAGAAGGTCGGTTGCTACGGTGTAGCCGCCGGCATTGTTGGTACCTGCGACAAGGTCGCGCTGCATGACATCAGTCGGGAAGAAGAATCCCTGCGCTGCCTTACCGACGCGCTTTGCCACTGCGTCTGAGCACTCCTTTTCGAACGGAGCGAGCGACCAGTTTTTCTCGGCTGCTGCGTGAATGGCGCGAAGCAGGCTGAACTTGCGGACTTCCTTGTCGCTCATGCCGATCTCTGCCGTGGTCTGCACCGGCTGCAGGTTGGTGCCCATGCGTTCAAGCACGATCTTGCGGAATTCGTCGGTTGCGGTGCCTTTGCCGATGTGCTCTTCTGCGAGCGATGCCATATTGACACGCTTGCCGATTGCAGTGATCTCGTTGATACGGGCGAGCTCTGCGGAGCGTGCATCTGCCTTGATTGCTTCTACGTTGACCTGCGGAGCGGAGGCCGCAGGCGCCTGGGTCTGGACGGTGTCTTTGTCCATAGTCTTTTCCTCCTGGTTGTCCTCTGCCCCGGAGATCGGGACTTCGAACTCGGTTGTATCTATGCTCCTGCCAACACCAACGGTATTGTCTGCAGGTATAGTCACCATGCTGATTTCGTAGGCCGACCACTTGGTAACCCGATAGGTGTCGGGCTGGTCTTCGGCCTGTTTTTCGAGCTTCATTTCTTTGGGAAGATAGGCAAAGCTCACTTTTGTGAGGATGCCGTCCTGAACGTCCTGGAATTTTTCCTGCGCGGCTGGGGAGTTGCCGAACCTGACCACGGCGCGGCCGATACGGTCACCGTCAATCCATGCTTTTTCAACAACGCCGATGTGCTGATCGGTGTCGTGATTAAAAAGCAACGGGGCTCCGTCGTTGAGCCGTGCAAGGTCGGCTGATTTTTTAGCGTGGTCGAGCACTTCGCGCCCGAACCAACGGTCTACCGGCTCTTCGCTTGAAAACGCCAGTTCTACGGTGCGCTGCTCGGCATTGAGCGCGGCGCGGTCCAGCGCGAATGTCCGCCGCTCGGGGCCGCTAATTTTGATAGATTTTTTTGCCATTGCCATTACCTCCCTGAGCCCCGGCGGGCTCGTCTTCGAGATCTGGATCGTCCTGCGGCTCGGCCGCCGGGTCTTTGCCTGCCGATGCTTCCGGCAGCGTGATGCCGTGCTGCTTCATAAGCTCCTGCTCTTTGGCGAGCTGCTCGCAGAGGTCTTCAAAGTCAACTCCCTGCTCTGCACAGATTGCGGTGCGCGAAGTGAGGCCTGCGTTCAGTGCTTCGATACGGGCTTTTATGTCTTTGAGCGGGTCTACCCAGTCCCATGTGCGCGGGTGCCAGTTTGGTGCGTTGAGGCGGTTGATATCGGCCATCAAAAGCGGCACCTGCCCGCTGAGGATCGCCATGTCGAGCCAGTCGGTGTATACGGGTTCGAGCACGCTGGTGATAAGCCACTGTTGTGCTACTTTCCAGCCGTCGCGTTCGTCGAGCATGCCGCTGCGGATGCTTGAGAAGTTGACGCCTTCAAGATCGCCGGCAAGTGTGTTGTATGCCGCCCCGATGCCGCTGGCTATGCCGCGCAGCATGGCTTTGTGAAATGTGGGGAACTCGCCGTGCGGGTATTGGGGGTTCCACTCTTTGAAATCCCAGCCCTCGGGCAGAGTTTCAAATGCTCCGGGCTCGGCTTCGGTGATGGGGGTGCCCTGTGAGTCTTTGTCGTCGCCCTGGTATTCTTCGCCGGCGGGGGAGGTGTAGAATCCCATTTTGCTGGCACCGATGCGTGCTGCAACCAGTGCGGCCTCTTCGTATGCGCCGAGCATGCGCAGGCGGATGATTGCTGTGTGCATCCATGGAACACCACGGTGCTGCGTGGGGCGCTCTTTGACAAAGACATGGATGATGTCACCTGCGGGGATGCGCAGGCGTCTGTTTGCGGTTGTTTGGAGTGCTGAGCTTATGCCCGGGTGCTGCTCCCAGATGTGGTATGCCACAGGCTTGCCCCATGTGTTCAGCTCTACGCCCATGATGACGGTGTTGCCGTTTGCCAGGCGCTCGTTGTCGCGATCGTCGAGGTGGTCGGCCTCGATAAGCTGAAGAGCAAAGCCGAACGGGTTGTCGTAGCCGCGCACTTTGCGAATGAGTACTTCGCCGTCTCTGGCAACACTTTCGGAGGCGATGCTGAGTATGGCGGTAAGAGACAATGTGCCGCAGACACTGGCATGTTGAGGCTTTGACCATGCGCGCCATGCAGCTTCGATGGCGGTGTTTGCCCGTGCGTCGAGCGAGCCGTTTTTGAGGCGGGCTTTGCTCTGCATGCCGATGCCGTTGGGGCCGACGATGTTGGTCTTGATCTTCCGGAAGAAGTTGCGGGCATAGTCGTTATTCTCTGCCAGATCGCGGCAGCGGGCTCTGAGCGTGGGCAACTGCCAGCGAAGGATTTCGTCGGCAGCTTGGTTTCCGGTGACCCAGTCTGCGGTGAGCCGGTCGCTTTTTGCGCCGTGATAGGTGCGGCGGCGCGCGGGCTGTGGAGGGTTGCTGTCGGCTGTGCGCTTTATTTCCCATCCGAAAAGTTTCATGCGCGGAACCTCGTGAGTATCTTCCGGCCGGTGCCGAGTCCTTGATTGACGCGCTCGGCCTGAAGCTCCTGCTGGTAGAGTTTTTTATAATGCGAGTGCCATCTGATGAGTTCTTCGGGGGTCATGTGCCGGATCGTGCGGCCTGCAATGGTCACTTCAAGATCAGTGCGGGTGGCGCGCTTCTCAATGGCTGCTTCAATGGAGTCAAGCACGGTCTTTACGTGGCTGCGGGTGTCGGCTCCGGCGGTGAGGTCGGCCATTGACGGCTTGACGGTTATGGTGCCTTCGGCGACGGTGTAGGTCTCACTGCCGTTGGTGACCTTGCCCTGATATGCATAGTCGCCAGCTGTCCAGCTGGTGGTGCTTGCGGAAACTGCGTGGTCGGTGCCTGATTGCGCTGCGGTGACGGTCTGCTTCGTGGGGCCTAAAAAAGTATAGGTGAGTATCCAGGTGCCGGCAGGATAGTCCGGCAGCGACTTGGTGAATTTGAGCGTGTCGCCTTTGATGATGCTCTGTGGTTCGATTGTTGGTATCTCTGCCATGTTGCATTAATTTTCGCAGTTCCGAGCTAGAAACGCTTGTAAGCATTTGTGGGCATTTGTGGGCATTTGGACGGTTTTTTTTAGCTGACAAAAAAAATCGTGGGGAAATTACCACTGACGGACCCATCCTGTGCTTTTTCTTACCGGCCTGATCGGCGCGGGCTTGTGCGATGAAACGTGTTGAATCTGCTCGTCGAAGGTCTTTTCGTCAAACGAGTCTATAAGGAAAGCCTGCAAGTAAGACCGCACACTTTCTACCGTGATGCGCAGCCCTTTGGTGTTTCCATTTGGGTTATGCCCTTTCAGTTTACCCTCTGCCAGATAATTGCGAACTGTATTGGGATGCACCTGGATGATAATGCTGACCTGCTGAATAGTCAGTAAGTGCGGCTTGATTGGTATATCAACCATTCTGGCCCCCGCGTGTCTTGAGCTTGTCGATATGTTCGAGTATCTCCGGATGATCTGAAAACCATTCACCCTTGACGCGGTGCTGCTTAAACATTATATGGAGGGCTCTTTCCACTCTGGCATCATCTGTTGTGAACGAATGCAGCAACTTCGTGACTGTTGGGATTATGGTTGCATAGCCCTGTATCCGTGTCTTCAGATTCAAGGTGATCCCGATCTTTATGTATTTGGTGGTTTCTTCCTGGAGAAAGTAGATATGGTATTTCATAATGTGCTCGAAATGCCTTTCTATATCTGGGATAGCACGTTCAGCAGCAAGGGCACGAATTGACTCGGCAGCAACCTGATTTCCGGACCATTTCAGCTTTCCGTTGTCGAGATATCGGCGCACGGTTTTGACTGACACCCCGAGTATTTCAGCCGTCTGTCTTATGTTTTTTCTCAGTATGGATTCTTTGAGGTTGATCATATGCCTACCATATGCCTACCACCTGCCTACCCAGCCGCCGCGGCGGGGTTGCATGCCCTTGCGGACAAAGCTCTGCTTTGGTTTGGGTTCTGGTTTCGGGGTTTCTACTGGCGTTTCTTCCACTTCGCGGCGCGGGGGCTCAGTTTTGGTTACGATCACTGCGGGTGCCGGTTCGGCAGCGAGTTTCTTGAGCTTTTCGATCTGGCGTTTCCACCAGGCGAGGTTGCGGCTGTAGAGCAGGTGTTCTTTATGGGTGCCGCTCCAGTAGCTGCAGAATGGGTTGAGCACGCGGATGGCGGCGAGGTTGAGGCAGTTGAGGTCGAGGGCTTCGTTGGCGCGGTTGCCGATCTGCTCGTAGACCTGGACGGTTTTGCCGGAGCGGCGTTTTTCGACGAGGCGCTCGGCGACGATCTGCCGGAAGTACTCGGCGTCGCACGTTTGGTTGAAGTGCATATAGTTCGGGTTGACTATGATCTCTTCGCTGGTGAGTGGTGCAAAGAGGGCTGACTCCGGATATTCGGTAAGTGCACGCGCGGGGATCTGCAGACGGTTGAAGACGGTGCGTTTTGCGGTGTCGGGACCGATTATGTAGTCGAGCCGGGTGGTTTTGCCTGCTTTTTTCTGGCGGCTGGCTTTTTCGACCAACGGTTTGCCGGTGAATTGTGAGCCTTTACTGCTGAAGATGCGGAGCTTTCTGTGGGCGCGGCAGTAGTCGTAGACCTGCTGGGTGTAGTGACCACCGGAGTCAAACAGGGTGAGCTCTATGCCGAGGTGTGCGCCGGAGGCGTGCTGCCAGCGGCTGGTGCTGAGGTATGTGGTGAGGTCGTCTTGTGTTTGCTGTTCGTCAAACGCGCCGGGGATGATGCGGTAATCGACGGTCCAGGTTTCGTTGTGCAGGCCGTGGCCTTTGACTTCGACCTCGATGCGGTCTTTCTGGTTATCGACCGCTGCGGTGAGGACGAGGCATGGCATGGGCAGCGGGTTTTCTGCGCTGCCGGCGTATGCTTCACAGCGATCGACAAAGGCTGATTCGTCGATGTCGGGGCGGGCCTGTTCGTCCCATGTTTCGGCGGCGCGGGTGTTTTTCCATGTTTTCATCTGCTCCATGTCGCCGGAGCGTTTGGCATCGACATATTCCTGCCAGAGCTCGATCCAGCTGAGAAAGCCCATGGGGGAGTACCACGATGGCAACTTGTAGCCGCGACGCCGATGGCCGGGATTGTGCGGCACCCAGAGGCCATCTGCAAACATGCGGGTCTTGTGGTGCTCTTCGATGGTGCCGGAGCAGGTGGTGCAGCGGTAATAGACGGCGATGACTTCGTGGGCCTCGGTCTCGATGACTTCGAAGCCGTCTTTGACGAGCGCCTGCCGGTGGCCGCAGTGTGGGCATGGTACGTGGTAGTGACGCTGATCGGAGTTGAGGAATTCGGTCTCGCTTTTGGAGGCGCCTTTGATGGTAGGGGTGGAGATCATCATGATCTTTTTTGTGTCGCCGAAGGCGTCGGTGCGCTTCATGGCGATGGAGCAGGTGTCGCCTTCTTTTTCGAGGTCGGCTTCATAGGCGTCTACTTCGTCGAGGATGAGTTTTTTGACAGAGAGGTTGCGGAGCGATGCTGCGGAGTTTGCTCCGGCTATGACAAGGTAGCCCCCGGGAAATTCTTTCATGAGCATGGTGTTGCCGCTGTCGCGCTCGCGGGCTTCGGGCACTTTGGAGCGCAGGCGCGGGGTGTGGGCGATCATGCTTTTGACTTTGCTGCGGCTGTGGCGCTTGGCGACTTCTATGGTCGGCAGCAGGTACATCATGGGCGCGGGGTCTATGTCGATGCTGTGGCCGCAGACATTGAGCGCGGCCTGGGTAAAGCCGAGCTGGGTGCCTTTGACGATGACCTGAAAGGTTACGGGGCTGTGCGGGCTCATGTTGTCCATGGGTTCGCGCAGGTACGGAAAACGGCTGGTGCGGTACTGCCCCGGCTCCTTGGCGCCGCCTTCGCGCGGAAGTATTGCATAGGTGTCGGCCCACTCGCTGACGCTGAGCGCCTCGACCGGCCGCATGCCGCGCTGAAAGCCCTCCCAATAGGGGGCGCAGTAGGATGATGGGGGTTCGAGGAGTGTGGTCATACTCTCCTGAACTCGATTACCCACACCCACGGGTTGCTTGACCACGGATGCTTTTTGGCGTTGATGGGATCCCAGAGCTGTTTGAAGTCATGCCTTCGATTCCAAGTGGCTTGTCGAGGTACATCTGCCATCGTAATCGCATCGACACCCTCCGCGATAGCGTCTGACTCACTGATGTTATTCAACCGCTCGACGCGCACTCCGGTTATTTCAAGGGTGATTCTTGACGCCCATCGGGGCATATGTATTGAGGGAACAACCTGCCAGTATCCAGTCTTCCCTCCCGCTTTGAGAATCTTTCCATCAGCCATACATGCATCGTATTCAGGGTCATCCTGATAAGTAGGGCCATCGTCACTGTAAACCAAGTGACCTTCTTTGCTTTTCCATATGAGACACGTTTCCCGCACCCATAGACGGTCGCCGGGCTGGCCGTAGGGACATGGATAATCTTCAGAATCGTCGGATGCTCCGAATCGCTCAGCGCCGGGGAAAACTTCACCGTCTCTATCTATCAGCGTCGGGGCGTAAACCCCTACCCTCGGTAAAAATTCATCACTTGGCTGCGGTTTCACCACTCTCCGCGTCTGGGTCTTCTGGCCTTGAAGTATCGCCCTCACCATCGGGGCGCTGAATAATATCGGGCGCTCTTTCATGCTGCTGTCCTTTCTTTCGTCAGGTTCTCCAGTATGTTTCTGATCTCGTCTTCGAGCCGGGTGCGAACGGTGAAGGCGTCTTTCTCTGCTGCCAGTTCGTCGGCCAGACGTGCCGGCAGGTTCATGAAGGCCTCGCTGGTAGCACGGGCCAGCTCATAGGCAGTGCGTTTAACGTCTGAGGCGGGGACAAGTTCGCCTTTGATGCGAGCGACTTCAAGCTCCAGCTTGACGGTTTTGGCAGTCTGTTCTCTGAGTTCGAGATCTTCGTATGCTTTGCCCTCGGGACCTTTCTTTTTATTGATGACGTCGAGCTGCCCCTGATACACGCCGCGCACGACGCTGGGCAGGTGCCAGCGGTCGCGCCGCTCGCTCTGTATCCAGCCTTTCTCTGATTCCCACAGCTGCACGGCCCGCTCGGTGACGCCGTACAGGGCTGCAATCTCACCGGTGGTCAGGTGTATGCTGTTGACGTCGGCGTCGGGGATGAGCGGGGCTTGAGTCATGCGGCCACCCAGCCGTCGACATAACGAGACGGTTTGAGTTTTATTTCCGGATGTGCCGACATGAGCGCCCGTGCGACATCTTCCGGCATACAATGGATGCGCCAGTTGCCTCTCCACTGCAGTGGGCAGCAGGTGCATTGTGCCAGCACTTCGCCGGAGTTGCTGACCTTTACGATCACATGGGTGCATTCGTCCAGGCCGCAGGGCTTGTGGTCGATTTTGGAGAGTGGGAGCTTGAGGGTTGTCATGCAATCCGCCTTACCACAGCGCCGAGATCGGCACACTGCATCAGTCTGAATTCTGCCTCTGGGCCGTAGGCTATAAGCACGCTGGGGCCGCCGCTGTTTGCGCCGTTGCGCGGGGCTGCCCCGTCCGGATAGTGAAAGGTGAGGCGACCACGAAGAAACAGCACGGACGATGCAAACGGCCAGACGCTCTCAAAGAATGCTTTTGTTTCGGTGCGGGCAAATACGAGGGCTATGCCGTTGTTGTGCAGGGCCATGCGGTTGAGCCATGCGGCGGTTGCGCTACCATACGGCGGGTTGCACCATACGAGGCCATGCCACGGTAGCAGGAGGCCGTTTTCGGTGTATTGCTCTGCAGCGCACGGCCAGGGCTGCGGACTGCACGCGCACGGATCAAGGTCGAACGGACCGAGTCGATCGATGAGCCACTTTGGCGTGATCCACGAGTCGGTGGTGATCTCGTTGCGGGTATGGCATGGCGGGGCGATGCTCATATCAGCTTCGGCTCCTTATATTTCAGATATGCCTGGCACTTGTTGCGCGAGCTGCAGCACGCGCAGACGCTGAGCTTTACGAGCGCCATAACTTCCGGGCAGGAGATGCGGAGGATTGGGGTGGTCATGATTTCCTCCACGGCAGCTCGTTATACTCCCGGCCATCGAGCAAGCGGCCTGCGCGTTTGTGGCCGATGCGCTCAAGTCGATACGTTTCCTTCCATCCTACGAGGGGTCCAGAAGGTATGATTCTCCCGGTAAACGCCCGATAACATGCCTTCCCAACGGATTTGCGGTCGGTTGATGAAGAGCAAACCCATCGGCTAAAGTCGGGAGTATCGGGAGGAACCTCGTCTACACCTGTAACTCCCCACTCTCCATTGCTTTTGAAATAGAACATTACACCGGCAGCCGCGCACTGATCGCGGACAGATCGCGCATTGTCGGGATGCATCGGCCTTGCGTTCTTGCCCGTTTCGCCGCCGAGAATGACGAAACTTATATGTGGTTCCATGAAATTGACGATAGAAGATAAGCAAGGCTCGATCAGCAGCCCGACCTTGCCGGGAATGTTCAGCGCATGAGGAATCCGCTTGTCTGCCATTTTCTGATTCTCGACCGTGACGAGGTGGTAGACGTTTGGGAGAGGCAACGCAAATTTAACCGCACGTTCTGGACGTTTCGTAATAACCAAAAACGTGTGCTGGCGGCACTCTTCAAAAACCGCACAGACCTGACCAAGCTGAAACGGTGTTACTGCTTCATGGTACAAATCGCTCCACACTGCAAACACAGTCGGCTTCTTCGTCCGCATGGGAAGGTCGAGACGATCAGAGCGAAAAATAACCGTTCCGTTAAATACTCCTGCTTCGTCTGTCAAAATACCGCTACTATGCCCAGGCTCCACTTCGCGTGCAAATCTATTCGCCAATGCCGCCAGCCAGCAGTTATCGCACCCGGCACTGACCGGGGTGCAGCCTTCAACCAAACTCCACGCCTTATCCCAAAATTTTCCGCTCATGGCTTTTCGCTCCTGAACAGATGAACTTTCATGATGGCGTAGCTCGTTCCCTTTGCAGCGTCAACAACGAGGACTATCCGATCGATATTGTATGCCTGTTTTCCGTCTATCCGGATTCCGGTATGACAGGGTAATCCGTCAGGGCTGGTGATTTCGAGACTCCCGACTTTTATGTTGTAGCTGTCGGCTTCGATCTTGACTGTCTGTTTTTCAGGTTCTATCATTCTATTCCTCTTTGTTTTTCAGGTTGTTATGACGAAACGAACCCCTCGGAAATTTTTCTGAATCTAGCGCGTTTTTGCGCTCGGGGCTGACCCGCAAGGCGTACCCCCGCCGGAAGGACCCGCGAATATAAAAGGCAACAGATCCTCTAAGCATAGTCACCGCTCTGTGCAATGCTGCCCTTGCTCATTGCGAACTCGATACCGCGACGGAATTCCTCGTTTAACTTCGCCTCTATCTTTACTTCAAGAGGCTTCTGCAGCCGCTCCTTGATCGCGCCACCGAGCGATGGGCCCATGATAAACTTCGTCGGCACACGCTCCTTGCCCTGGCGTTTGACCGGCAGCTTCCGTCCGTTGACTGTCATAACAAACGCACCACCACCCACGACTTTATAGCCGCCAGACTTCAACGTCTGCACCTGCGCAGGAGCTCTGCGCTTGCCTCCGCCCTTCACCTTGAACCAACTCAAAGCGATCGGCGTGCGCGGTACAGTAATAGTGGCAGTCAGCTTATACATGCTTGCCTTATCGATTCTGATATCCTCCCGCACCTTCCGCGCAGTCACGGAGTACTCATCGCGCATCATCTTCACCATCTGCGCCCTACCATGAGTGGCAGCTTTATTGCACGCCATGGCTGCAACCTTGGCCACAGCCCGAGGGTCGAAGCGCTTGATAGCATCGTCGAGTCCTTTGAGTGTTATCTTTATCTCCATATCAACGCACCTCCGCAGGTTTATTCATGTCTGCCCCTCGTGACTGATAGAACTCTGCAGTCTGATGCATGTTCATACCGAGCGCTTCACCGGCGCAGATGAACTCCTTGCGCGTGATCGTGCCCGACAGCAGCGCGTTAATGTTCCGGATCGCCTTGCGGCCAAAGTCGTCCTTGCCTTCCTCAGAGAAAAACCTTCTGGTATCCTCCGCCTCCTGCCTCTTTTTCCTCGCCTCTTCTTCTTTGAACATATTGAACCTGATGCTTTCAGCCAGTGCCATGCACTTCTGAGTTGAGGGGAACTGATCGCCGGCGACCGTGTACTCCTTCAGGTGCTTCCACATTGCCTCGATGACTGGCAGCTCGTACTTCTCCATTTCACCGTGCCACATGTGGTACATGCCAGCAGTTGGTGGTATCCTGGGAACATAAAAAGACAACATCTCATTCCAGATAGTTTTCAGTCTTCCCATGGCATTTTCTCCCCGCCCTTGTTCGGCGTGCGGCCATAGCCCTGCATGGCCTTCTTCACATAGTTGATATTTGCTACTCCCCGAGTGTTTGCCTCAGTGAGCCCATATTCAAAACGCTCCGTCCCGCTCTCTTGCTTCAGATCCAGAAGAGCCAGTAGCGTGCTCTGTATGCGTGAGTTCTTCACCACGCCTGTGCTGTTCTTCTCTGCCATATTAGTTATGAACAGGCGTACCTTGTCGGCAGTGCCGTTGAACTGCGAATACATCGCCTCTATCTGTTCCGTTGTTATAAGGGGCTTTTGCTGACGTGCAGAACTGCCCGACCCCGTGCGCGACGCTTCGCGTTCGCGTGAAGGTTTTTCATCTGCTGTTGCTGCTGCATCTGCTGTTGCTGCTGCTGTGGTCGATAGGGGTATCGAAAAAGCCTGAAAAACTTCCCTCAGCTGCTGTAAAAGACGTGGATCAGCGTCTTTGTTTTGTACCGTCCGGAGAAAGAATTCTCGGTAATAATGCAGGAACTCCTCAATCACCACAGATGGCTTGAACTGCCTGATGTGATTCAGCACGCCCTTGAGTTGCTTGCTGTTCAGTGGACGATCGCCGACTTGATACCTCAGCATAGACTTCACCCAGAGCAGGCAATACTCTGAGTCATAACGAATGAAAAAATGTTTTTTCTCACTCATTCCAACTCTGGATAGCGTATCAATACCCATTGCATACCCGTCCGATACCCTATTGATACCCCTATCAATGGGGATACCCTGCAACTCTTTCATGGCATCTTCATACGCTTCAGGCTCCCAGCTCAACTCATTCATAGGGACATAAGGCTGCATCCAGAACAGTCCCGTAAAATGGCTGTCAGGGCTCGTAATATAGAACAGCATCAGCAGCTTGCTCTCATTATCAAGCTCTCGCACATGCGGATCGCGCCAGAAATTAGCCTCAATGGTCTTATAGGCCATCAGAACGCCTTTCCGTGTTTCATCGGGCGGAGCCGGTTCTTTTCCATCTTCGCGCGGAGCGCTTCGAGAAACTGTTCGGTGAAGCCGTTGCCTCCGACGTATGAGCACAGGCGTATTTGAATGTCGGCGAGTTCTTCGAGGAATGCGGCATAGTCCGTAATCTTGCTGATATCTGCATGGGGTACTGTTTTGCACTGCCTGTAGAATTCATAGTCATCGCACGCGCCGCCGATCTCCCAGAGCAGATGATCAGTTTCAGCATCGCCGGTGTTGCTCACACACTCGGCAGCCTCGCCGATCTCGGTCACCATCAGCGCCAGCTGCGTGCCGTGCTGCGTCAAGTCAAAGCCCTTGGCCTTGGTAGTCTCCGCGCACTGCTCGATAATGGTTCTGAGGTCTGTGGTCATGCCTGTTCACTCCTTGCCGCGCCCAGCAGTCCGTATCCGGCAATGTCACGGTACGGACTTTCGCCCAGGGCGTTCTTGTCCGTGGCAATACGGAAGAGCTTATCGACGATGCGCACCACTGCCAGCGCATCGTGCATCTGATCGGGGCTAATCCCATGCGGGTAAAGAATACTCATAACCTGTCCGCTGCGACCGAAGCTGTCCCCATAAGCCGCCTGCTTCCGGGCGACAAGCTCGCCTATTGATTTTCCGAGCGACTCGTAACGATCGACACGATCGACACGCTCCCAAACTGACATTTCGGCGCCATCCGTCTGTACCGGCAGATCTGACACCCCATCTGGCTCGGCCTGCTGTTTGCCGGTGCGGATATCGTGCTGTGTACTTTTGCCTGTATCAGCTGGCATTTTGGCTCTTGCATCCTTCTTCTCCTTTACGGGCGTTGCAGCAGAAAAATCGTATTGGCACGCATAACAACTGCGTGCTGCGTTGCCTCTTTGTTCAGTTCCGCACTTTGGACACGTTTTGTATGGCATCTTGTCTCTTTCCTCCGCTGCTTCTGCGCGGGCCATTACCGCGCACATGGCGCAGATCCCGCTTTTGCTATTCGTTAATCCTGAGCACCCTGCGCACAGCCCGTACAGTCCAGGTAATACTGCACCTTCGCCACCGCCTGCCGCTTTATGCAGGTCTCGTGCGAGAGCGTGCCGCAAAGGTTCGTGCAGAAAAAGGTGTCAGTCAGTTTCAATCGTTCGTCCTTTCGGCCATCGTCAGTTGCCGCTTCACGGCAAGACGGGGATTGCTCCCCGTTTCGGCCTAATGCACCTGAATCACCATCCAGTTATCAGCAATGCCTTTTCTGAACTCTTCGATCTCGCGAATGAGCGCATCACGGCGAGTGCGAATATGTGTCGGGTTTATGAGTTTGAATGTCGCTTTCTCGTTCTCAGACTTCGGGATCTCGATTTCCATATCCAGCAGGAATTCCGTGGTCAGTTTTGAACCTTCGAAGTATGGTCCTCTGAACGTGATACGCTTCGGCAGTGTCGCCGTCTGGTTGCCTCCACGACGCTCCTGATAGATGAAGGTATGGTTCAACGGATCGACATTGCTCTCAAAGTCCTTGATCGTTTGAACCTGAAGAAGCTCAATATAAGGAAGAAGAGTGCGCCCCTCGGCAATTACATCAGGGAAAGTTTCAATGGCTTTGACCAGGTTCTTTTGTGAAAACACGGCTCCGGGTCCATCTCCGCAGAATGCCTTCAGTTCGAGCGAAGGAACGAATGAGTACTGAACAAACTCAACGCGATTGTTGGCATCGAAATAGGCTTTGATGCTGCTATCATCAAACAGGATAATGCCACTGGTTGCGTCCATGTAACGGTTAATAAATGAGACCATGCTCTGCGTGTCTGCCAACTTATGCTCTCTGTTCTTGTGGATATAGATGGGTGTCGGAGTCGGCTTTGTAACTTCCTGATACGTAGTACCGTTACGGACAAAGAAGCGTTTGCCATAGACAGGATCCTCGATCTCAAAGTGATCTCCCATCTGATCAACAATTCCGCTCACCATCATCTTCATTTCAGTGTTCTCTGCCATACTATTTCTCTCCTCCCTGTGCTTTTTTCATCTGAATGACGTTCTCCGGCAGCTCCAGCATGTCGGGCTGAGTTGCGTCGTTGCTAAAGGTGTCGATCTGCAGCACACCTTCCTTCATGCTCGCAAAGGTTCTGATCTCGCGATTCGGCGTATTGCAGGTGCAGCTCATATCCACTTCCACATAGCCGCGTGTGTTCGGTTTGAACTTCATCTTCATGGTGATCGTCCGCTCTCCGGAAAGATCACTGTCCTTTTCCATTGAGGTTTCTACTGCAGCAAGCGCTTCGGAAAACATCGCCTGCATTTTCGTTTCACTCAGTGCTGCCAGCGTCAAATCTTTCAGCATGTAGCCTCCCGTGCTACGTTTATGATCGGAGCTATTATCCGGATATCTGCTCCGTGCTTCTTTTCGGTGGAATGATCTGGAGCAGGAATCACTGCTCTTTCACCCGCGCTTACAGCGCATACCTGGCACGATCCCGGACTCCTCGGGGTATCCCATTAATCAAAACGGTTCCAGGTCCGTTATTTCATCGGGCGGGGTCTGGTCTGCACCGCCCGCCGATCCGCTGCTGCTGCCTCCGGGCTTGCTGCCGAGGAAGCGCACATTGCTTGCCACAACTTCTTTTTTGTTGAACTTCTGCCCGTCCTTTTCCCAGCGGCGCTCGCGGAGGCGTCCCTCTACTAGCACAGGCCTGCCCTTCGTGAGATACTGCCCGCAGTTGTCCGCCTGCTTTCCGAAGACCACGCAATCAATAAAGAGCGTTTCTTCCTTCGTGTTTCCGTCCGCGCCTTTCGTTCGGCTATTTACTGCGAGGCCGAGCGTTGCCACTGGAGTACCGCCCGGCGTATAGCGCACTTCAGGGTCTTTCGTGAGATTGCCTATAAGGATGACGCGGTTAAACATGCTGCTCCTTCTTAACATACGCCACAATCATTTTCTCCCCATCAAAATACACCAGATACCCGGCCAGCCACAGGTCAACGACCGCCTCATACGGATTTTTCCGGAGCGACATTTTATCAGCGACAACGGCCCAAGCGGCGTCCAAAGCGGCGGCCCAAGCGGCGTCCCAAGCGGCGTCCAAAGCGGCGGCCCAAGCGGCGGCCAAAGCGGCGGCCCAAGCGGCGGCCCAAGCGGCGTCCAAAGCGGCGGCCCAAGCGGCGTCCCAAGCGGCGTCCCTAGCGGCGTCCCAAGCGGCGTCCCAAGCGGCGGCCCTAGCGGCGGCCCTAGCGGCGTCCCTAGCGGCGTCCCAACTGCCGAACACTTTCGTCTCTGCGAAAATTGCCGCCTTGGTAAACGGCTTGTGTCTCCTGATAACTTCATTCATGAGCCGTGCGGGGCAGGGCTTTGTTGCGGTAAAGTAAAGGCCGGGCTGTTTTAATCTCTCAATTTTTGCCAGCACCTTTTTATAGTTCGGGCCATATATTCTGTGCTTGTTCAGCTCCTTTACTACTACCAGTTCAGACACGCGCATCTTCGAATCATCGCGCCCGATAATGTTCTTCTTATCGATCTTCACCTCAAACAGCCGACCGGGTTTGTTATGCCCGGACGCATGCCATGGTGTGGGCGATACATGGTACCCACGCCCGCAGGGTCCATTATGAGACCTGTCCGGATCAGGATGCACCATCGTCTTTCCAACCTCATATAAAACCGTTCCGGTGTAATAATCACAGCCCTGATCATTTACTATCTTATACGCCTTCATAGTGTTGCCCTCTCCACTTCCAGCATCGGGTCAACTTTTTCGCGGAGAATGTGCGTTGCGCTGTCGGCAAAGCTTGCGACGCACTCGGTCAAGAATGTGTCCAAGTCGGCATAGTCGAGGTTCTGCCGAAGCCGGTCGAGCTTCTTCAGCGTCTTATAGTCAATGTTTATGGTCAGTATCGGCATCAGAAGTTCTCCGAGTAAAATGCCTCTAGGTAATCCGCAAGCTCGGCTTTGTTGAAAACACCGCCGTCGCCGGTCTCGTCGTTGAAAATGATGATCTTCTGTTCATCGAAATCCTTGACCGTGAATTTCCCGATCCGGATCGTTGGAAGTGAAGGAGCGATCACTTCCATACTTTCCTCATGCCTTCATCGCCGGCTCCCGCTATCTGCACGTTCATGTTTCCATCTTGGCGCGGAATCATTTTAATGTTGCTGTTCACCAAGTAGAACGGCCGACCCTCTGCTATCGCTATGCGCATGTCGAGCCGGAGCTCCTGCAGCATGTCATCCTTTGCAGAGTCGTATGCGCTGTCTATCACCATCATCATGCCCGATGCAAAGCCGAGCACGGCTGAAGACACGGCAATCAATATGTATGTGCAGCATTTTTTCATAGGGCCTCCTTGTACTGGCATTTCGAGCATTTGCGCCAGCCGGTCGCCTGCCGCGCACGGCAGACTGGTGTATGGATACGGTGGCCGCGAACACACTCGCGGAAGCCGTTGTCGGAAAAGGTGACGGAGCTGGCCGGCAAGGCCTGCACCTTCTCCGTCGAGCTATCGGTTTTGAAACATAGCGTGGACACTGACGGTTTTTCGGGCCGTCTCCCGTATTTCCGCGCCAAGGGCGCGGTTGTGCTGAGTGCTATCGTGCTCACTTTGATCGCGCTTTCTGCCGCGCAATCCTGTCGGCCGCAAGGCGCATATCAATAATCTGGTGGTACCGTTTCTTTGTCTCGATCTTCTCCATAGCACGGTCTGTTTTGCTCACACCGGCCCGTTCCATCGAAGCTGCTGCCAGCCCCTGCAGATGCTCATTCACATGCGTCAATATGAACCGGCGCGGTTTACCGAAGCCCCCCATGCGTCGGGAGTGTTGGTTCAGGAAGCTCTTCGTCAGGTGGTACTGCTGCATAAGGTATGCATCGTCCACCACAATGATGGTGGCAGGGGCCGCAGGGTCGACCCCTGCCGATGCAGAGGGGCAGGAGGTGCTGCTATGGTGGGGGGTATATCGTGGCATCAGAACAGGCGCTCCAGCCGGTACTGATAAACACCTTTTTTAATGCATTTGCAGTCTATGTCGATGCCGTTGTCCCTGAGTTCCTCAACGATGGAATTGACCGCACAGACTCCGGCTTCCTGCGCGATTTGCAGCGTTGTCTTTGGACCGCGCAACAGGCAGGTGTAAACCCGCTGCAGGCGGTCGCTCTTTTCAATCCGTGCACTGTGCATTTTCCCGGTGCGTGTGCTCATGGCAGCAGCTCCCCTATGCCTTCGATCTCCCCAAGTCCGCACTGCACGCGAAGCGAGTTGACCGCGATCATCTCTGCGGGCGTCATAGCATCAATGTGAATACCACCGTCGAGGATCCGGCACAGCACATCGTGCTGCGTCTCGTCCAGATAGACGAGCCTCTGCCAGCTTCGTGCGATAGGCTGCATCATTCCCGAACCTCGGCAGATTTCTCGGCATCGTGGATAAGCGTAAGAATCGCCCGTACCGCATGCATACCCTCCTTGCGGATGCGCTTTGCTTCCTCGCGGTCCACATTACCATCGCCGATTGCTTTGGTTACCTCCTGTGCTATGTCTCCGAATTCCTTCACAGCAAGGATCATATCAGTCGTGATATTTGTGCAGTCACATCTCGGGATAGGCAGCGCGAGGATGCCGAATTGCTCGGCAAGGTAATGTAGTGGGGCAAGCGCTTCTGGGTTCTTCAGATCCTGAGCGGTGCTGATGATCGTCTCAATCCTGTCGACTGGGTTATATGCACCGCTGTCGGTGAAATCGGTGTGCGGCTCCTGCCACTTACTCACAAGCGAAGTGCTCACACCCAAACGCTTTGCGTGTTCGATCGTTTTTCCGGCTATTGCCGCCTGAATGGATTCGTATGATTTCATGCCCATACCCTGCGGTTACGAATGCTGCTGAAGGTTGTAATTGCGAGGGGAAAAAGGAAATGCGAAACTGAATCAAGATGATATATAATGTTGACAAAATATTTTTCATATCCGGCAGCCAAGGTGGCCCGTACCGTGACGGGAGAGGACCACCATGACTGCCTCTGCGAAACAGGCCTGAAGCGTTGGGGACGGTTCGGCCCGGTTGCATGTGAACGATGAAAGGATGAGCATATGGACTTAAAAGCACAAATCGAATGCCCCAACTGTAAAAAGGAAATCAGCATCATAATGAAGACAGGCGGCTCGATCAGTCCCAAAGCCTGCCGACACTGCAAGGCAGAAATTGTCTTGTCGGAAAAGAGCATGAAGTCTCTCAAGAACATTGACGCCTCTTTGAAGAAGCTTTCCGGATGAGCTTAGTGCGGTCTTTGACCTCCAAAACGGTGATTGCTTCTGATACTGCCTTCGCCGCAGCGTCAACCTGCGAGCGGAGATTTTTGAGAGTTCTCACCAGTTCCTTTAGTGAGGTAGCTCCCCGCTGCTCAATCGCTACCTTGATGGTGACCGTTTTTTCTGTCATTTTTCCCGTCCCCCGTGGTGTTCTTGGTTCAATATTATACCCGTCACGGGTAATTGTCAAGGGTATTTTTGCATTAAATTTTCTTATATGCGTATAAAAGAATTTGCAAACAGAATAAGAAATGAACGCTGGGCCAGAAAGCTCAACCAGACGAAATTCGCGTCTCTGGTCGGCGTTACTCAGTCTACGATTTCGGCCTGGGAGCGAGCTGAGTTTGTGCCTGACATACCGCAATTAATCGTGACCGCTAACAGACTCGGGCTCAATCCGGCATGGCTCGCACATGGCGAGGGTGATAAATTTGCATCTCACGCAGCCGAAGATCAGTCGCCCTACACTGCAGATCCGCTCGCCGCTGAACTTCTCGACGTTATTTCCGAGCTCGACCCCGATGACCGCGCACGCATATTGGCCGAAGCAAAAGACCGGCTACTATTAAAGAAGCTGAAGGAGCAGATAGACCGTGCTCAACCCGGCGGCGGCAGCGAGGAGCGACACGCTCCTACCCTTCCGCCGCAGCAAGCGAAGAAAGGTAGACGAGAGACAGCTTAGCCTTCGGCTCTGGCCATGCCCGGCAGCAGCTGAAACGGCAGACCTACTTGCGCGTCTGCTGAATGTCATCTATAATGGTGAGTGCATCCACTGCGGCGGCTGCCGCAGATCGCGTATAAAACACCACGTAACCGTCATTGTGCGTGACTACTACGGAGGATGAGAATGATAAGACTTGTTGCACTGCTCTTAGCGATATTAATGATCTGCGGGTGCGCCACGTTTGGCCCTGCGCCGTCTGAGCCTGAGTATTCCAAGGCAATCGAAAAACTGCCCGCTGCAAAAACTGCGGTTTATATAATGGAGGCAGCTTGGTATCCGAATATCGTCCTCGGGGACATGTCCTCTTTCCATGCGCAGAGCAATGCCGGATCTCTATTTGTTACGCCTGAGCAGCTGGTATTTGCAGCATACGACAGCGCCACTGATCGATTCCTGCAGTCATTTTCAGCGTCCTATGCCGATATGGGATGGCTCACAACAAAACAGCACGGTTTGTCGCGGATTATCCGCGTACAGATCAATAACAGTGTCCACAGCTTCCTTTTTGCCAGGGGGCAGAAAAGCAACGGTGAGGATGCCGACAAGGACGAGGTTATGCAGTTTGTTCTGAACAAGGGGAAAAAATAGAGAAGCCATGGAGCAGGCCCTTGTCATAATCATTGTGCTCATCGGGGTCGGTTTCTGGATCAAAACCATCAGAAAAAACGAAAAAGAGTCCCGCGCCCGACAACTCTCAGCTCCGCGTATGGAAGCTATCCATCATACAAAGGCTTATTTTGCAGATATCAATACCACACACCGCATCCCCGAAGTGTCCACCGATATACTGCTGGACCCCGGAGAAAAGGCTTACCTCTATGACGATCACGTTTCCTTACTCGAAATGCGGGCAGCGAGGAAAACAGAGACCGTTGGAGCTGGTGTCCGAGTGCTCAAAGGAGTTTATGTCGGCGGCGCGAGCGGAACGTCCAGGGCTTACGACGAACTATGCGAGATCGGCAGCGGTACACTCACGCTTACCAACAAAAGAATAATTTTCAACGGTGCATCCAATCCGCGCAATATACCCCTGCAAAATATCATAGCGGTCAACGAGAGCAGTGAGATAATAGAAATCTCATTAAAAAACCGAATCAAAAGCATGTATTTCACCGGGGTGGACAATGCTATCCTTTGGAAATCGCTCGTACAGTTCATTCGAGCTCTGCCACCCGATGGATCAATCCCCCATGTGGATATAGAAATCCAGTACTGGAAGGATAATGTCAGTTTATAAGCGCGGAAAACACTGGTATATAAACGTCATCGTTGGCGGGGTGCGCATCCATCGCAAGGGCGGCCGCACAAAGGCTGCTGCCGAGCAGATTGTTGAGGAGTTACGCACGGACGCCCGACGCAAGAAACTCTCGTTGCCTCGCATTATCGACGACGCCGAGACGCCGTTCATTTACCTGGCTGAAGAATATTTTCTCCGCGCTGCAGCGGTCAAGGCATTAAGTACGTACAAAGTAGAACGCAATTTTTACGATAATCATATCCGCCCGTTTTTTGAGGACACCATGGCGTCCGACATTAGCGACCCTCTGCTGCTCGATTTCCAGACCTATCTGTGCTCAAAACAGGTCGTACGCGGCTATCAGCCCAAAGATCCAGCTATAGTGCGCCCTACGGCCCCTATGGGGCCCAGAACGGTCAATATTTGCGTCGGTATCGTGCGAAAGATCATCAACCACGCCGTGCAAAAGACACTCATGCACGCAACCACATTCAAGTACCCGCACCTCAAAGAGCCGAAGCGGTTGCACTCCTTTTTCACCTTTGAGGAGTGGGATGCTTTACTCGATGCAGCGCGTGAAATACACCCGGAGATTGTCGACCGCATCGAGATTGCCCGCGACGCAGGACTGCGCCCCGCAGAGCATGCGTACCTGGCATGGGCAAGCGACATAGACCTGCACAACCGTATCATCCGCATTACCGGCAAGCCCGGCCTGTGGGAGCCGAAAACGTGGGAAGAGCGTGTCATACCTATGACCGCCAATGCCTACGCCATCTTGAAGCGCCGGCGGAAGGTGCGCCAGGGGCCGTGGGTGTTCAGCGATGGTCCTGCGCCAGTTATTGATATCGGGAAATCACTCTCCGCATGCGCGGAGCATGCCGGTATTGAAAAGAAGGTCGGGCCGAACATGCTGCGCCACACGTTTGCAACTCACGGGCTCATGGGCGGCATCAAGAGCAAGTCGATCTCCGAGCTTATGGGACACAAAGATGAGCGCACCACGGCGCGTTATATACACGCAATTCAGGATGGACTCGCTCAGGAAATCGCATTGCTGGACCGGAAAAAACAACCCCGCCGAGGTAAAACGGTCGCCACAAAGTCGCCACACCAAAAAAAGAAGGCCTCCTGATTGGAGGCCTAAGTCATTGTTTTTAAAAGAGCGGGCGACGAGATTCGAACTCGCGACCTTCAGCTTGGGAAGCTATTTTACATCCCCTAACTTCATTTATTTTCAACGACTTATCAGGTGCAAAAACGGTCAAAAAAGGGTTATTTCTGTGAAAAGTCCCGACATTTTCCCGACATCAGATATTTTGCCACGCTCTGCAATTTCCCCGGATCAAGGACGCCTCTCGCAATCGCCTTTCTGACAGCATGAGTCGTAACCTTTTTTGCAGAGGCAATTTCCGGGATCGTATAATGATACTTTCGATGCCCTTTACCGCCACGCCATTGAGTGCCTTTGAATGCACTCTCGCTCATTCACCCTCCAACATTTCGTTGAGCTTGTCAGCGCATGTTCCGTAATAGCAATCATTACTCACATCGCAGTTAATGTTTCTCAGCCCCAGTTCATACTCAGCTTTCCATATCAAAAATTGCTTCATCATCTCGTTGGTGATCTTCGGCACAGTGCGGGTGTTCCATCTTCGGAAAACATCGCAATAGACTTTGCTCACTCCGGTAATGTAACAGTCTTTTTTATGTCGTACCATTAAATACAGTTCCCCTTTTGTTCTAGGAGATGCAATGGTTCCACAAAACGGGCATGGTTTCAGTTCACTCACTCTTGACCTCCTATCGCTCTTTTCAGTTCTATCAATGTGCAGTCCTCGCCATCTGCAAGATACAGATTGTCGTTAATTGTTTTTGCAATGGCAGAGCGTAACTTCTCGTTCTCATCTTCGATTAGAGCGCACCGCTGAATCAGTCCGCCAACATGCGCTTCTGATGCGAATAGTGCGGCTTTCTGGACGGCGATTTCACCATCCAATTGCGCCAACATCTTGATATAATCAAACTTGATACGCGCATTCTCAGCCCTGACGGTTGCAAGTTCTTGTTCTAAATAATACAGCTCTTCACATCTTATCGAACAAAAGCCGTGGATTCTGTCTTCTTCAGCACTGCACCTTTTACAGTTCATCACTTCTCCTTTCTCTTCTCTGCCCTTCAAATAGGCCCAGACCCCCAACCTCCGCACCTGTAAAATACTTCTCTCTCATTACTGTAGCCTTCCTGTCGTTTTTGCGTTCATACTAGCTTCTTCTCCACGGCAGATCATTATGCTCCCGGCCATCAAGCAGGCGGCCTGATTGACGCATCCAGTCGTAATCAGTCAGCACTGCGTCATTCATGAGTATTTGGTGCATAGACCCCGTATGCTCTTTTGAATCTGGATACCATCGTCCCCACGATTTGAAAAAGAACGGAACTCCCGCTGCTTCACACTGATTACGGACAGATCGCGCCCAATCGGGATGCATCGGCCTTGCGTTCGGGCCGGTCTCGCCGCCGAGAAGGACACCATTACTTCTTCCCCCTATAGCCCTCAAATCCACCGGCCCCAACATCGGCTCAATCAGCAATCCGACCTTGCCGGGAATCTGCAATGCATACGGTATGCGCTTGTCTGCCATCTCCTGATTTTCGACGGTGACGAGGTGGTAGACGTTCAAAGTATGCGAGCATGGATTTCCCTCTTCGTTCACCATATAATCGGAATCGCCAAATGCAGCGGCTCTCTTTGCGCGTTTAGTGACAATTAGAAATGTGTGCTGACGCGCTCTCCACATTACCCTGAATGCGCTGGCGATCTGCTCATCAGTCACCGCCTCATGGTACAAGTCCGACCACACTGCAAACACAGTCGGCTTCTTCGTCCGCATGGGAAGGTCGAGACGATCAGAGCGAAAAATAACCGTTCCGTTAAATACTCCTGCTTCGTCTGTCAAAATACCGCTACTATGCCCCGGCTCCACTTCGCGTGCAAATCTATTCGCCAATGCCGCCAGCCAGCAGTTATCGCACCCGGCACTGACCGGAGTGCAGCCCTCAACGAGTGACCATGCCTTATCCCAAAATTTTCCGCTCATTTCTTCGGCACCCCCTTCTCGGTTTCCAATCCCGACAACCGAATTTTGTAGGTTCATACTCAAATCCGTGTCTGAGTACGCATGTCAGTTCGTGTGCAAATGGTTTTAATTCTTCTTGGCAGGTGCTGCACGGCCCGATCACCTTCATACCCTTCTGAAGTTCGATAGTGACAGTGTTGCCATAATTAGCCATGCCGAGAGAATGGGCAGCATAGCTATCTTCGTTTTTCTTTAATTTCCCCTTTGCTGTTGCCATTATTTATCCCTTTTCTTTTCGGCTCTTTCAACAGCATCAGCAGCTTTCCGCAGGCATGTTGCAAGCCCCTCCTCCCGAATATGGGAGAATTTACAGATGAGTTCATAGTTTATTCTCAACTCGTACTTCTGACGACCTGTTGGTGCTACGTTATTTGAGACATTACGGATAATTATTGCCATCAAGCCTCCTTCATCTTCGCATGTTAGTAACCGGACGTGCCGCTTACCTTGGCGTTGTGCGTCAAAATTTGCCATGCCCGCCAAATTGTCGCGCTCCAATTGACATGGAGCCAGTGTGATGTTGTTCGCGTCCGGCGTTATGTGTCGCCCCACTGTTGTGCCATTGCCTCGGCAATGCCAATGTAGGTGCGGCTTCGGTCTTTCCACCTGTCAGGTCTTGGTGAGATGTAATACAGCCGTTCCCGCTCCCGCTTTGGCAGCTTCATCATTTCCAACTTAACTACGTTTGTTGGCTTTAGCGGAGGCAACTCCTCAAGCCAAAGACACGTTGCCTTCTGCTCCATGTGACCGAACATCCAAGGCTGTATTACTTGCGTCTTGTCTCTCCCCACCCGCTCCCTTGCGTACTTGTGCATGATCGGGTTCTCGATGCATTTGCGCCCAATAGGTGCGTTCAGCAGCTTTCTAAAAAAAGCCGCCCCCTCATCTAGTTTTGCCCATCGTTCAGGATCACGATGTAGCCATACAACACCGCTATTTGTCAGATATGTGCATGATGGAAAAGCAATCATCATATCCCATCCATCATTAAGAACTTCCAAAACATCCCCCTGGATGTGCGGCCCTGGCTTCTCAGACGGAAGAATATCGCACGACACCGCATCATGTCCGCGCTGAATGAAAGCATCCCGCACGGTTCCACTAAATTCGCAAGCGATCAGGATTTTCATTATCTACCCTCTTCCCAAACCTGTCGCACTCATACAACACCTTTCCTTTTCTGAATGCTATTTTATGCGGATATGAAGGGTTTTCCCATTCATGCAAATCTTTAATATTGACTTTTATAGCTACATACCTGTCTCCTGCAGTAGACCGAAACTCGTTACAGAAATATGGTCGGTGGCATGCATGAAACTTCCCCGATCCGCATTCTTGTTTAGTAGGATTCCATGCGTGATGCGTGAGAGTAGAGCCAATCGTCCATAGTGTTTCATGTTCTGTGTTTTCCATTGTTTTAAAATCTTTCGACACGCGCTTATAGAGAATTACATGACCGTTTTTTACGACAACCCCATTACGCTCAAGATATGGCAACGGCTTTATTTTTTGTATTGCTACTGTCTTAGCTGCCGTGTATTTCAACTCATCACATTCTGATGAGATGATTAGGACACAAAAACAATGTAATACAATATTTGGGCGACCTGAAATTGCTCTCACTACTGCGCTGTCCCAAGCCTCTACCGAACTGTTGTCCCAAGCTACGACCGAACTGTTGTCCCTAGCTACGACCGAACTGTTTCCCCTAGCTACGACCGAACTGTTTTTCTTAGCTATGACCGAACTGTTTCCCCAAGCCTCTACCGAACTGTTGTCCCAAGCTACGACCGAACTGTTGTCCCTAGCTACGACCGAACTGCTTTCCCAAGCTACGACCGAACTGTTGTCCCAAGCTACGACCGAACTGTTTCCCCTAGCTACGACCGAACTGCTTTCCCAAGCTACGACCGAACTGTTTCCCCAAGCCTCTACCGAACTGTTGTCCCTAGCTACGACCGAACTGTTTCCCCTAGCTACGACCGAACTGTTTTTCTTAGCTATGATTTTACTTGAGCATGTGAGAGGTGTTGCAACCTCCAAAGTCCCAAATACCGTCAACTCTGCATTGAGAGTAAGCGACGACTCTGCGCGGATATACACAGCCTCGTCTTTTTTTACGCACAATATTCCATCAAGCTGTTCTTGTGTTGAGATAACTCTTTTTTTCATTTTCTATCTCCCGTCATATTTTCATGGCGTGTCATGTTTCCTCCCTACCCGGCGCTCAAGCGGGACGCCTATCGGCGCCCCTTAGCTATGCGTTAATCTTTCTTCACCGTCTTTTGATTCCTGCAATATTTACAGTACATAATCGTTTTACCATTTGTAAGGATCTGTCGCATAAAACCTTTCTTATTGCATCGTGGACACACCTCATAAACAGGCTTCATGTTTCCCTTTCCGAATGACCGGATTTAACCAGTCATTCGACCGCACAAGGACGGTCAATTCATCGTTATCAATCTTTTCCGCGCAAAGTCAGAACAAGCACCCTTGCGCCCGTTTCAGTTCGTCTTGCGGCTTATACTCGTCAAATGGTACATGCCCCAAGAAATTCAGTTTGCTGTAATACCTCTGGACTCGCTTAATATCCAGTTCAGTCCAATTTGCTCCGATATGTGAATCTTTGTGCAACGAATCAAGAGGTTGATACCTCATAGGGTTAGGTAGTACCCCCTTGCTTCTCAACAGTTCCAACCTATACAGCGTGTCCTCTGGGGTGTCCCTGTGATTGAACAGCACATAGCAACCGATATTTTTTAACCCTGCCTTGTACGCCCTGTCGATTGCGTCCATGACCTTTGACTCTTCGTTCACATGGTCAAAAGCGAACCTCAACATTGGTTGCTTTAACTCAGCCATCCTGCGTGCATGGTGATCGGTGAACAGGTCAGCTTCAAGCCCTTGATTAAAATCCACAAAAGGCAGGGATTTCAGCCGGTCAATCACTGTGTCAAAATGCTTTTTGCTTGTGCCAAGCAAATTGTTGTCACAGATAATCGGGCGTACAGGCCAATCAGTCAGCTCCCTTAAACTTCCCTCCATCTTTGGCACAGCGCAAAAGTCGCACTTATTGTCGCATCCCCTGCTTGTGAATGTTGCCATCGGATTGTGCATTTCCAGTGCAGCAAAAACCGTTGATTCCTCCACTTTGGCAACATCCGCTAGATAGTCAGGCATCAGTTTTACAGCAGGGCCGCCAACAATCACCTTTTTCTTACTCATTATGGCAATATTCCTTGCTTCTGGAAGGTGCCAAGTGAATACAACAGACAAATACAACCTGTCTTTCACTGTCCATCGTGCTATGCCTTTTCGCCAAGAGTACATAATCAAAACCTTTATGGCTCTACGAGCCAGCGCGGAAAAAATTTCTAATCGGTGGTGTCATGGCTTTATTTTCATTATTTCCCTCGCCGCTTCACACGCCTCACAAGGGCAACCCGTTGGATATTCCTCTACCGGGTATATTTCACGATTTGCGGCCTCTCCATCCTCAAGCCAGTGCTTCGCTACGAGTTTGGCTTTTCGCAACAGTTCAGCATTATTCATTTTTGATACCTTCGGCTTCAGGAAACAGCGGGGCATCAGCAACAACAGTGGCGCTTTCCTCTTCAGGCGCTACGACCCGCAATATCCCGCGAAGCTCGTTCATGACAAACGCCAGCTTGCTTGTCGCATGAATGTCGACACTGACAGGATCAGCCGCCCCTATCCGCAATTCGCACTCCCCCGGCTCTGCATCCTCATACGCCACAATCTCTGACCGCTTCACTCCCGCAGGGATCGTGAACGTCCCTGTATAACTCCCATCCTTCAGCTTCCGCACCGCAATGTCATAGACCTTCATCCCGTTTCCCTCCATCCTCAATATCACGATTCCATTGTTCCACGTGGAACGATATTATCGTACTATACCACGCAATTTTACACTTGTCAAGGGCAATGTCTATCTAAGCTACCTTGCAAATTAGTACATTCCCCCTTTCACAGCCAGCCACATTTCCCCATTATCATCCGGCTTCAGCCGGGGCCGTACCCATCCCGTCAGGGCATGGGACGATCCTCTAATAATTACGAAAACTGACCGAATCTTTCATCAATTTAAGGTAATTAATCATATGATTTCAACAGGTTACATGATGCTTAGGGGCTGAGAAAATATGGGGTTCAGAGAGGGATACTGCGGCCATGGGTGGGGGATGGCCCGGAAAACCTACTAATCACTAGCCTAACCCGCTGATTTTTTTACATTATATCATGTAATGTAAAGTTTTACAGTCAAAAAAAAGAGCACTGTACATGCTCTATAATGCTCTACAGGGCATATAATAGGCTCAATAATCAATCACTTAGCTTCTGTACAGCTAGTGGCCGTATTCATGCGCGTGACTGATTGTAATCTCAATCATTTAGAATCCGATCCAGAACAGGAATACGTTTCTGCTTTGGCCCTGTCCTTCTCTCTAGGCTCTTGACATCGGCCACATCAAGCGTCCCTGCAGCATACGCATTAATCACGAGCTTGACCCCGTACCTATACAATGCCACTCGATCCAATCCAGTAGCATCAACAATCATCTCCACCTGTTTGCTCATAGCTTCATTAATATCTACAGCACGCCTCACTATAACACCATCACGACCACAGCCATGCTTTCTTTTAGGCTTTACTTCTTTTTTTACTTTCTTTGGTCTTCCCATACTACCACCGTCCCTTTCTTTAATTACTCTATACTGTTCTTTCTGTTCTTACTCTTCTTTCCCTTGCCGGACGTGCAAGAATGTTTCGATTTGGAAACATTGGGAGAGTGCAAAATTTGCATGGCATAGTACATCATAATGTTTCCTTTTGGAAACGTGCGCGTTTCTCTTTGGAAACATCTATAATTTCTTGGCTGTTTTGGCTATTTTTTAAGCATCTGCTTTTTACGCTCTTCTACCATCATTTGCGCTCGCCCCTCACCCCAATAATACGCACTACCTCGATCATCCGCGCTGACATACTCCGGCACGATCGCCCCTGATGAGACGAGCTGATGCACTCGCGCCCTACTCACTCCCAACAACCGAGCAAGCCCCGAAACAGTTATTATCGTTTTCGATCTCCTCATGCCTCATTATATCGCCCGAAGTGTAACCTTGTCAATTGTCAAGGGCAATTTTTGCGTCGATTCATTGACATGCTTGATGCGATTTTATCGCGCTTTGTCAATTGATTGATTTTTGCATGGTCATTTCCGGCCTATTTTTGTCAAGAATATAACATTGGCACTGATTTTATTAGGTTTTTTAGCGTCAAAAAATATGTGTCAATAAACTGTCGCACAGACCGTGTAAATTGCGACGTTAATTTGACACTTTTCTGATGCTCTTTTTTATTCGCACGTTTAATTTGTAACTTATTGATTTTATTATGATAATAATTGTTTTTTGTGCTGTTATTTTGGCACACTTGGCACGCGCATTGCATATATATAATGTAAAGTTTACAAAATAATCTGGAGGGATAAAAAATGATACTGACAGCGACAAACGACAACAGCCGGAACCTGGCAATCTACACCGCGCATCTCTTTGACAATTACGGACTGCATGCCCTAGCATCGGAGATTGCAGCACTTAATAACGACCAGGCAACGGGAAAGGCGGCATAACATGAAAACAACAGGCACCATTGAAATGGTAGCGATAGACAAATACAATCGGGTTCGAGCATGGTGCAAATGGACGTGGAGACGCCGAAAAAATCCGTATACCGGCACAATTGAACAATGGTATACATTGACAGACAGTTTTGGCGCTGATTTCGGATCAATTGCAAACGGTTGCCGGTTTCTTCCTGTTGGGCGTGCTGATGGGATCGTAAATTACGAATGGCCGATGCACTGGACTGAATCGACAATCAATTAAACGGAAAGGAACTCACAATGCAAAAAGGCGACAAAAAGAAACTGCGGAAAATCCTTGATGAATTGCATGATTGCGGTCAAGAACTTGAACAGCTCCGGGATCGTATGCAAGAGCGTGTTGATAAACTCCGGGAACGCTACGATAACATGAGCGAAAGAGCGCAAGAATCGGACAAGGGCCAATCACTCGAACAAGAGATTTCGGACGACGACGATACAATAAGCAGTATCGAAGAAATTATGAATAATCTGGCATACGCCGAAGATGCAAGGCCAAGCGAAAATGAGGAATAAAAATGAATAAAACAAAGAGTAACCCGGTAACTTTTCCAGAGCGTGCCGGGTTACTCAATACGCCAAACATAACGGACATACCCGCTATGCTCTTTTAGAGTATCGGGTATGCCGGGAAAAATCAAGAGGTTGCTATATGTTTACCATTACCGATACCAAAAAATTTAAAGCCGCGCATAAAATCGCCCTTGCTGCAATCGACAAAAAAAGCGCCATGCCGATATTGCAGCACATTCGATTTTTCAGCAATGAACGGGGCGCGTTTATCGGCTCTACTGATTTAGAGACAGCGGTAACAATCGATATTGCAGACACAATCGAGTATTCAGCACCGTTTGATTTCCTTGTCCCGTATAAACCTCTGTCCGAAGCACTCAAGACACAAAAGAGCGGGTTCTCTGTATCGGGAGTGCAGAATGAAGACGGAAACCCATATGAAAAAATCGGCGCTCTGACTGTTCAGACGTTGCCGGTCGATGAATTCCCTATCGTCCCGGATGTAAATGCTATTCCGGCCAGTATCGGCAATTTGTCAGAGACGATCAAACAGGTACTTTATGCTGCTGGCGAAAACGATGTCAGATATACACTTAACGGGGCATTGTTCGACATTTCGGAAAAGCGGTGCGTTTGTACAGACGGACACCGTATGGCAATTGTCCCGCTCGACATCTGTAATTGGTTTACCAAAAACAAGGTAATTATTGCCCGGAAAACCTGCGAACTGCTTGCCATGATTCCCGGAAATCCCATGGCGAAAATCGAAAAAGGGAAGGCTATTTTTATCTTTGACAAGCAAACAGGTTCACCGGTTAATGCCGAAATTTATACACGTTTGAGTGATGGCAGATATCCCGATTACAAACAGGTCGAGACACATGCTATAAAATCAAATAAAACGCGCATGACCGTTAATCGCGCCGATTTTCTGGCAGCTCTTGATATTGTATCGGGAGTATTGGAGCGAAAATGGCATAATCTCGCAAATCTCTATTTTTACGAAGGAAACGCCGTGCTTTATGCCAACCATCCCAATAACGGAACGGCACGCGCAACAGTACAGGCCGAATATACCGGAAATGAAACTGATCCGGCAATCACTATCAATGTGCGCTTCCTGAAAGAATACTGCAATGCAATGTCAGGCGATACGGTAACGCTCGTTATAAATGAGCCGCTTTCTCCCATCTTACTATATGATGGCACCGAATCAGTATCAATCATTATGCCGGAACCAGGAAATGGCGCACGCGCCGAACAAGACCGTCTCTATATGGAATTTCCGGCACATATCAAAGCGGAAATGCAGGAACGTATCAGTCACAACCGCATTACCCGGAAACTGGCAGAGCGGAAACAGAAACAGGCACGCGCTGACATGCTGAAAAATCGCGCTGACGCTCTGGTATATGCCGGGGCATTTCTCAAGGCGCTAAAAATTTATCAAGGTATTGGTGCAATCATGCAGTATCATGAGCTTTTGACATGTTTGCCAGATTTGGTAAAAATGGCAGCTCCAGATGGCCGGGAAAGCCTGCGGAATGCAGCATAGCGGGGGGCGATATGAAAAAGCGCGTCAATAAATGGCTGTACGGATGGCGATTTTATGTTAATTACGGGGCCGGATGGGAGTATGAAACATTCGAGACAACATGGAAAGGCATGATAGAAAATCGTCGGGCCTATCGGGAAAATTGCCCGTATCCGCTCAAAATATCGCGGGGCCGGGAAAAGAATAATCAGTATCAGGGGGCGCTATGATATACCTCGACCTCGTTTTAATCATTGCCCTTGTCTCGTTCGCGGTCTGGTATGAATGGGGACGCTTATGATTCCGGCATTGCTGCAATATCAGGCTGAATTTATGGCCGGAACGATAACGCTTGACGCTCTGAACGAGCACGCGAAAAATGCCCCGGTATCAGAGCGCCAAGAATTAACTGAAATAGAAAATTGAAAGGAATAAACCATGACAACATATACAGCAACATACAGCCCGGAAGATAACAAACTCAGACTTTCAGCAAGCACGCGCCTTGATGCAGAGACATATGCGCGGGTAAAAGAAGCCGGTTTTATTTGGGCGCCAAAGCAAGGAATTTTTGTTACCCTGTGCGCCAACGGGCCAAGACAGCGCGAAGCATTCCGGGATCAGGCCGTATATTGGGAAGATTTGCCGCCCGGCAGCTTCAAAGAGCAGGGAACGGGCGTCAATGTTGCCCTGATGGTATTGGAGGGATAGGCTATGAAATTTTTGCGCCAAATATTAAATGATGATACAATGGGGCTTGACCGGAACGCATGGGAGAGAATCGAAGCCCCGACACGAAGCGCGGCAATTGCTCAGGGTTTGACGTGCATTCCGGCTGAAAGGTTTTTCGTATGGATTGCAGACGACAAGCCGGGTAATAAATGGCCCGATGGTTCGCCCTTTTGCGCGTATAAATTTGAACTTGCGGTCATGAAGGAACGATAAATGCTGATCCGGGACATCATAAGCGATACTCTTGAGAGTATCAAAAAGCCAAATACTTTGGCTTCGTATCGGGATACGCTTGAACCCTTCGGCCAGATATTCGGCAACCGGGATACTGGGGAAATTCTACCGGCTGAAATTCGGGCATACCTCGAAGGATTGCCCGTATCAAATAGCACCAGGTATCTGCGGTATGCACATATCAAAGTACTGTTTAATTCCGCTTTATCCTCATTGAAAGAAGCCCGTATCGCGGCAACATGGGAAAACCCATGCCATGCCATCTCGGAGCACTTCGGCAAGCCGAAAAAAAACAGCGTGCCGCTATCTGATACGATTCATGCCGATATGCAGTGCGTAGAATCGCGCCTGAGATTCAAGCACAGGCTCATTTATGCGCTTGGTACAAGGGGCGCACTGAGAGTATCGGAAATCCTCAAAATAACGCCTCTTGACCTTCTGAGGCACGGAAACACATGCTGTATTCTGTTGGACGCGCCGAAATCGGGCGCGGATCGGGAAATTGCGGTAATTCCGGCTGATTTGTTCGACGTGCTGGCCGGATATGTCGATCAGGCCGGTATCGGGCCAGATCAGCGTATTTTCCCTATGACACGTCAGGCAGTATGGCAGGTTTTCCGGGGTAAAGGGATCGCGCCCCACGATTTGCGCCGGTATGCTGCATTCCGGGCTATGGAAATGGGGAAAAACCTTAAAACAATTCAGCAAATGTTGAGACATTCTGCAATATCGACGACTGAGCAATATATTAAAAACATGAGCGTATCGGCACTGGCCGAACAATTGGAGGGCATGTAAATGAAAAACTACGCAAATGCTCAATGTGCGCTCTGGTCAATTACGGGCGCGACTGCAACAACAATCCGGCAAGGGAGGAATAAAGCAATATGTTGAGCGTAATGATATTTCTTGCAGTCTTGGTATGTATCATGAATCTTTTTGCCAAAAGCCGAACATAGGGCCACTGCATGAGTGGCCCCGCCCGGCCTATACCCGGATCAGGTATATCGTCCCAATGAGCAACAGTTTATTCGTATCGAACGCTACAAGGTCAATCGGGACATCTTTTGTAACGTCGAACATAACGAGGATGTTTTGCACCCCGTCAAAGAAGTATATCGGCGTCCCGGCATCGCAATACGCTTGCAGCACGGCTTTATTGGCCGGAGTTATTGCACCGGGATCGCCGGTCAGTTTCAGAACGATAGGTTGCCCGGTTAGCGATTTCGGGAACGACTGAATAACCGCGCTGCCGTCAATCATGCGATGTATCGAGCCGGTACGCTGACTGCTTTTGTATTCATCGTCCCATATAGGATCAGAGGCGAAATACACGCCTCCAAGCGTCATGACACCATGCGCGGAACTGTCAAAAATATATTGCATTGATCCCCCTGTCAGTCCATAGGATCGAGCATTACAAGCCCGTTTATTCTCGGTATGTGGCCCCCGCCCTGTTTCTGCGGCGGTATCAATTCATCTTGCAGCACCCCGGCGATGTCGAACAGCATCCATTTCCGATCAGCAACGTCTGGGTAATCATCATCAAGGGACGGCGGGAACGTAACGCTTGCCGTATCGACAAACTGCGGAACGAGCGCCTTTTTCGGTGCCGTGCCTTGCTCCTGTATCTGATGCCGGAACTTGACCGGGAACACGTCGAAACTCAGGAGTAACCGCTTGCTTGTGGCCGTTGTGAATATCCGGGATACCTCGCCGTTTTCTTCTCCTGTATCAGCTCCATCGCGGTCATACCCTACATCAACCCACGGAAAAGAATGCACCCGTTCTACAACATCGCTCTGATTGCCTGACGTGCCAGGATCGATCCAAGTGTTCAGCATGTATTCTCGGCATATGCATTCCGGGGAGAGTTTGCGCTTTATGCCGTTGACCGCCACCCAAAATGTTGCCTTGCTTACTACCTGAAGCCTGTCATATCGGGCCAGCAAATCCTCATATATCGGCCCGTCGATTTCATGCGACACATAATCAACCCGCTTGTATACCACAACATCGAAATTCTCGTCATGATGCGTATGCAGGATGTTGTAATTCGTTCTCAGTATCGGGAAGAACGGCGGGGAACAGAAAGACATATCAATTTTTACCGTTTCGATTTCGCCCGTTTCTTCAATAAGATTATCAGCACAATATACTCCTATGTTTAAAGTATCGAGTTTGCGATAGACGTTATCTGTAAACCCCTCACCTGTTGGCCCGTAGTGTTGCGATGGCCCGTTGTTCGTTACCCGAATATATGACAGTTTCCCCTTTTCCCGAAAATCGGAAATCAGGGATGCGTCGCTCGTCAGATTGAAGTCATGCCGGGCAGTCGGGTAATAATCAACGCTCGGATACGAGTAGGTATACAGAAAACCCTCGATGATTTCCGAAAGCACATAACTTTCGCCTGTCCCGGACAAATCCCGGCAATACTGCGCCAGTACCGTCACGTTTTCGCTTTCCAGATCGTATTCCTCAATCTTGCAGATCGCCAGATTATATGCCCCGGTCACTTCCGGGAAAAAATCGGGATTGATGATCGGGACAAGCGGAATCTCAACCCGGAGCACGCGCTGTTTCGTCCCGGTCTGATCCTTGGCACTGGCGAGTATGTATGAATTCTCGGCCCCGGATTTCCCGAAATTCTTTGCAATCTTGCTGCCGTCGAACCCGAACCGAAAGAGCTTATTGATAACCTGTACCGAATCGCGGTGCATCATCCGGTATGGTTCAAAGTCCGCATATTCTACTGATCCGGTATCGTCGTACCTGTCAAACATGCACACAACGCCATCCTCGATGTACCGGCAAAGGGATGCCCGGCTGAAATGGTGCCGGTAATGGAGCCAAAGCAGGGAACAGGTCAACCCTACGGCATTGACAATGACAGTGCCGCCTACGGTCTGATATTCGCTGTTGTGCTCAATGAGGCCGCTATCTGTCTCAACCCCGGAGAGGATATACCGCGCCATTCTCCCGGCCTGTTTCTTGGCCGCTATGCCGTTTCGCACTGCCGGGATGCCAAGCCCGTTACCGCTTGCCGCATACTCGTAAACAGTGGGATCGTCCTGATAATAGAGGCTGTTGAATATCGGCCCGTATTTCCCATCGTCCGTCAGGTTCCATCCGATACCGTCCTGCAATGCAATGAGGGTGTTACCAATGAGATTGTAAAATTGCTTTTCGTAGGTATCGCTATCAGCCCCGGTATGGCAGATAATAAGCGGTATCGTCACATTCAACGGAGTGGCTGGCCGGGCATCTTCCCATTTGAACGAAAGCACTTGACCATTCAGTACCGGCACACGATCCCCGGCCTGAAGCCGGGCCGAACTCAATGCCTTGCCTGTTGTGCCATCATCGAAAATTACAACACCTGACTTCCTGACTTCGTGAATTACCTTTATCACTGCACCTTTCGGCATGTTGCGCTTATTGTACTCTCCCGTTATGCTCATGCGTTACTTTGCCCCGCCGATGATATAGAGTTTGCCCTGTTCTCCGAATACGATCAACACCCTGTCGCCCTGAAGCAACCGCTCATCAGTGACAACCGTTGCCGTCCGGCCAGATTCCAGAATATGCGTCCCGGATTTGTTCAAGTGCATGATCGTATCCTCTTCAATTACGCTTTCGCGCTTTTTCCCGAACGCTCCTGTTATCGCCATGCCACACCCTCTAACTGGCCGACATGCTGCTTTTCGCTCATGGTTGACGATGCCCGCGTGACCAGAAAAACAAGCTCTGACATATCGAACGTGTTGCCGAGTCCATCATTCAACAACCCGGCGATGCGTATTTTCATACCCTTCCTGATCCATGGCATAGGGATAATCGAGAGATTAAGCGTGTAACGATCATGCTGCTTTTCGGTCTTGATTTCCTGAGCCATCTGCAACAACTGACCCCGCGTCATACGATCATCTGAAAGCTCAATGTCGCGCCCGTATTGCGATACCGTCACTTTGTCATACCACGGAACAATCGTGTCGCGCCGGTTAATGTTGCGGTTCTTCCCTACCATCTTCGGCCCCGGCAACTGGCCTGACTGAATAATCACTTTTTTGTCAACGAATGTCCCGTTGACGTATTGCGTCTGTGTCGTCTCGATCAGGTCTTTATTGATCGCCCGGTATGATACCGTGTTCTGTTCGATCATGTTCTGCGGCTTGCCGGTTGTGGTATCGACCTTGTATGTCCCGTTGGTATTGAACATTTTGGTCATGGTAATGGTATCTTCCATCAGGATTTCATCGAGCGGAGAATATTTGTAACTCACCGATGTTTTCAAATCCTTCGACTTGTACCGCTTCTTTTCACTTCCGGGGGGCGATGGATCGTAAACAATTGATACAGTGTCTTTCGTGTAAATTTTGTTGTAGTCACTGGACATCGTGCCGCCGTAATCATAAGAAACAATATCCTCTGATGCAAGCGTGACATCCTTATCATCGACCAACCGGGTATAGACAAGTTTTTCCTCTTTGATAACAACCCCAATAAAGTAATACACCGTCGAGATTTCCCGCGTCAGTACCTTGCCGTCAATGTCGAGTGTTTCAATAACCGTGCTCTTGGTCGCCGGTTCAGTATCCCATCCGGTACGTTCATTCCGCTCATCCCGGTACACATAAATATTGCGGATCGGAACCTTGTCGTCACCAACCCGCGTCACTTTGAAATCCATGATCCTGATGTCAGACAGGGAAATGGTATAGTCCGGGGCATACGGCCACTGGCGCTTTTTTGCAATGACGGTTGAGCCGGATACCAACAGATCAATCTTGAACATTTCGGTCTTGTTCAGCGGCTCAATCAGGGCGACAAGAACGTTTGCTACGGTATCATTGAATCCGGCTGATTCAGTCGCCTCTGAAACAATCGGATAGTCAGGACATTGCCAGATCATTTTCAGCCCGGCTTGTGCTGCCGCGTTTGCTGCAACCGATGAAGCCATAGTATTGCCAACCGAATACGATACCGATTCCCCGTAACGGTTCTTCACGTCCTGAGTCGGCTTTGTGAAGAAATACGAGTGCTGAAAATGCGTGGTCATTGCCAGCTTCAACCCGTCGCGCCCGGTCACACTGACCGTGCATCCCTTTTCCGTCCTCGATACGCTCCATTCATCAGCATACCCGTAGATCGCGGCAATGTTGGTGCCGTCAAATCCGGCCTTGAGCACATAGCTTTCTTTGCCAACAAGAAAGTCCTGCAACGATGGCCGGACTGCGGAAAACTCATCAGAAAGCAGCGTAATGTCCTGTTCGACTGAATACTGTTCTACGCTCATGTCACGGCCCCCGTTGGTTTCTGAATGGTCGCTTTATACGGCGTGCTCAGATCAGGGATGATCCGGGCCGATTCCGTAAAGATCGCAAAGCCCCGGAGTATCTGCACCTGTTCCGGCAAAAATCCAAGCTGCTTTGCCGTGCTCGTAATATGTGCCGTTTCGACCAATAATCTCAGCATGGTTATACTCCGTGAAGGTCTTTCAGTAGCGTCAATGCCTGATCGAGCGCATACGGCGTCCCGACACTCGTATCAATCGGGATCGAGACAATGCGCGTCCCGGCTTGGTCAATGACTTCCAAAAACGGGCCATTCACCCGAACGTCTGTCGGTTGCAGAAAATCATGCACCCCATAGCCAACATACCCGATAAGCTCGTTGCTGCTTGGCAGAAATGTTGGCACGCGGTCTTTGCCGTTATCGACAACATAGATATAGTTTGATTCAACCCAAATCCCTGCCGGTGCCGAAAGCTCTCCCTCTCCGAACGAATACAGGTATGATCCTCCCATTGAGTAAACCTTGACCGTATTGGTTTCCAGATCGGTGATATACAGGTATACGCCATTGGTGCCGATCCCGTAAGGATCGCCCGGCACGCTGAATTGTCCCTGATACGTTCCGGCCCCGTTGAATTTCTGCACCCGGTCATTCTCCCGGTCGACCACATAGAGGTACGTTCCGTCCCATGCCAGATATGACGGCCCGTTGAATTGACCATTGCCGCTGCCGGTGCCGCCGAAATACGCCTGATAATTGAGGTTCAGATCATAAATCAGGATACGGTCATGCAGAGCGTCGATGATGTAATAATTGGTATCTGTTCTGATCCAGTATCCCATTGTGCCGCCATCAGGAATAGTGATATCAGTGAACCGATACGCTGATATGCTCCGGGAGTACGAAACAGAAGCATAGAACGTGCTGACGGTCAGCGTGATTGTATACAGCCCCCCGTTAATATAGGTATGTGTCGGGTTTTCCGATGTCGATGTATTGCCATCCCCGAAATCCCAAAGGAAGGTTGCCGGAAATCCCGCGTCCTGATACCCGGTTGACGTGTTCGTGAAGGTAACGGTAAACGGGATCATGCCACGCTCGGAACTGACAAGGAACGAACTTCGCAAGGTTGAGATATTCTGCGGAACTCCATAACCCGCCATGAACGTATCATAGGCAACAGCCGGATCGGTTGAGTACGTTTCGATATTCAAAATGCACTGATCGGCCAACCATGCCTGAACCGGGGCGATGCGCCGAACTCCGTTTACATAGACCATAAAGCAGTTAAAATACCGCTCAATCCTCAACGTATACGGGTCTGTTTGGCTTACAGTAAAAGGATCAGAGGTAGAGGAAAAATTCTCACCCTGCCCATTGCTCCCGTAAAGCGTGACCTGCATCGTGGTAGCGTCAAGATATGTCGCAGTAGCGTAATACTTGTTCACCGCAATCGCATCTTCCGAATCACCAGAATAACGCCAGTTAAAATTCAATAATCCTGACTGCCCGGCTGAAAACTGCATCTGAACATAATTGTAATCGTCAGCAAGAGGATGCTGCTTATACAATGGAGGTTCATACCACTCTTCAATGTTTGTGCAGTAGAGCTTATCCCCGGAAATATTGAACCCTTCACGCGGGTATACTCCCCATGATGTCGGTATCTTATGCCATGCCGTTCCGATGTCGGGAGTGTGGTTTTCGAGCAGGGTGCCATCCGTGTCAGTGAACGTATCAAGGCACACCAGACCGTCAACGTCAAGCGTAAAGATTTTGCTGGCAACATACGCCCCGCCGTTGACACTGAGCGTCACGGTATAGACACCTTCGGTTGCATAAGTATGAACCGGATTCTGCGCGGTTGAGGTTGTGCCGTCGCCAAAGTTCCAATGAAAGCTAGTGCCGACCACTGTAGATACTTCAGAGAAAACCATCGTCATACCAAAGCGGAACATATCGAATGCTGCCTGTTCCGGCAAGTCAGTCACCATGAATTGCGGGATCGAATACTCCCGGTAATTGTCGCCGTTCCATGCCCGTAGCCCGATATTTGCAACACCGTCTGCTGCAAACTGGAAAGAAGGATTTTCAAGCGTCGATTCCCCTACCAAAGAGCCATCGAGATTGAACAGCCAATGCCAAGCATCAGTAACCGTCTGCGTTCTGTTCCAGACTTTTACCACTCGATGCGCGTAAAGCCGATATGCTGCCGATGCGGTAACGGGGATTGTCTCATCAGGATTATCATTGAAGTAATCAATAATGGCCGTTGTTGGCAGTCCCTCATCAGGAGGTTTACTGCCGCCACCTTTTGATCCTCCATAGTTCCAGTTTTGACTTCCAGTGCCAGAGGGATTCACAGGATTCCACCATGCGCTATTCCCATACGGCCCTGATGACGACATAGAGCCGATAATGTCTTTCTGAAAATTACCTAATCCCATATTGCCCCTTAAAAGAACACCCGGAGGATGTCAGTATCATTTCGTTGAAACCCGGTAAATGCCGGGATGATGTCTTTTACCCACACTGCATTTTTGCCGATCATGCCGCGCTCTACGCATGAGCACACAGCCGCCCCGGTTGCATAATCGTATGTCAGGACAAATCCGGGGAGCAACGTAATAGTGGCATCGCATCCGTTCCAAACAATCGACTTGATCCGCACAAATTCCTCAACCGTTGCATTGTCAGAAATGCGAATTAGATCAAGCGGATTGAACCCGGCACCGGCATGTTGCGCCCGAACTGATAGTATTGTGACTTCCCCATGATAAACCGGCGCTGACAATGCCCCTGAACCCTTCCACGCGGTATATGCAGACGGGTCAGTATCAACCTCTGTCCCGGCGTGTAAAAGCATCCTTGACGGCTCAAATGCAGCGATACGGAGTGTTGGAACGGTCTGTTCCGGGAAGATGAAAAACTTACTGTATTTCACCCCGCCAAGCCTGGCATCATCAAACGATATGTCCGGGGCAAGGGAGTTTTTCACACTGTCCTGAACAGGGAGTGTCTGCACGCGCCCGGTGTCTATGTCATGCCTGAAAAAAAACGCTTTCATTTACGCCTCGGAGAAACTGAGCATGTAATTCTCAAGGGTTTCCGGCATTGAAGCATCTGTCACCAGACCGCGCCAGATCGCCACCTGTTGCCCGATTTGCAGCACGCCGATACTGAGTGTGCCGGAACTGAGCGCCGGAGCCGTCCCGTAATCCGGCGTTTCACCCGCTGTTGTGTTTTCGCTTGGCAAATCGAAATCAGCATTGATGCCGGGCCATCCATAGGCGCTTGAAACGTCTGCGGCCTGTCCGGTGTCAGTCCATGAAAGAATCATGGGATTTTCGATAATAGTACGCCGGGCATTGATGTAAAGCTGATTGGTCGAACGATAGACGATATACCCGGATGCGCCCGGTACGGCGCTCCATGACAGAGTAACGGCACGGTTGCTGGAATCAGTCGCTGCGCTGACTTCCAAGCTCCCGCCCGTTTCTCCGTTCTCATTGTACGCCGTCACCCGGTAATAATACTCTTCCCCGGCATCGAGCGCCCCGCCGCTGATAAGCGTTGCCGTCACGTTAAAGGGACAGGAAAGCGTATCAGGACAGATCGCCCATCTGACGCGGCTATACAGTTCATCTGTGCCAAATTGCAGGACTGTCCCGGTTATGGCCCCGGATACCCGGCCAAGATCGTTTTGCAGAAAAAACTTTTTGGCGAATGCACTTCCGGCAATCACGTCGCCCAAGTCTTTTGCAAAAATCTCCGTTACGCCATCGCTGTCAAGGAACATGATAATGCCTCCCGTTAATAGGTTGCTTCAGGTACGGTGCCACGCTTATTCTCACGCCTGATATACTGCTCAATCTGACGCGGATCGAACGAGCCGCCTTTCTGCTGTCCGGCCAACTGCTGCAAACTTGCTACGGTCTGTTGCACAAGGTTTCGTGTTTCGCGCAACCCTTCATTCAGACCACCTTTGCCACTAATAGACGACGCCGCCCGTTCAATAGCATCAGGCCAAGATTCAAGCGCGGCCTGAATGTTCTTGCTCGTCATAAGGGCATCAGTCGATGCGCCAAGATAGCCCTTTGCCTCTTCAGCCTGTTTGATATGCTTGTTTGCAATCTCTTCCTCAAACTTCTGCTGCTGCTTGAGCAATTCAATTTTCTTGTCGTCAAGATTGAACCCAAAGCTGAAGCCACTCTGCTTTAACGAATCGAGCACCTTTTCCATTTCCTGAGTAGACTTGATAATCTGTTCAGGAGTCCGGGCCAGTGTCGATTCTCGTTGCGCCATATCCCATGCACGCTGAAATTCCCTCTGAGCCTCATACGTTTTACCTTGTGCAAGCAAAGCCTGACCGAGTTTGATACTTGTGCTGTTCAGCGCCGTCACTGACGTATGAGCCTTGTCAATTGCTGCATTGACAACTTTCCAGTGTCCGGCTACTTTTGCCGCTGCATCGCCTACCTGATCGAGCGCGTGTTTCCAGAGCTTCGTATCGTTGCCCGACTGAATAAGCAGGTTGTTCGCAACCTGAAGGGAACGAACGTGATTCTGCATTTCCTGAAAAGGCGTCAAGTCCTGATCCTTTATTGACATCATCTTCTGACGTACCTTTTCAACAGAATCAACCACGTCAAGCAAGACAGTACGCTGCGCCTCTTCGTCCTGTCTGATTTTTTCCTCATGCTGTTTCTGACGTTCGAGCAACGTCACTAATTGCTGACGAGATTGCAAGGCTTTCTCTGCCAGCTTATCAGCTTCTTTGGAATCCTTATTTTGATTATTTGCGTGCAATGCGTTCTCTTCATCAATTCTCACACGCTCTTTCATCTTTGCAATCTGTTCATCAAGCGTCTTGTTGTTCAGGAGCAATTCATAACGATATGCCTTTTCGCTATCAAGCACTCCAAGCATAGATTTGAAGTCTTTTGCTTCCGGGGGAATGTATTTTTTGGATTCAGCAAGTTTCATTGCTGCATCAACATTGCCCGATTTCGCGGCCTTGGCATACCCTTGCTGCTCAAGCTGTTTGGCCTTTTTCAGAACCTCATCCATATCCTTGCTTTGCGCCTTGAGATTCTGCATCTGATCCGCAGTGATCGCACGCGCCATAATCCAACTGTGACCAAGCGCCTGATTTGCTGCCGTAAGGCGTCTGATCGCTTCATCCTCATCATTGGTATACTTGAGCAATTTTCCAAGCCAAGAAACAGCTTCGCTCTGTTCGGTATTTGAGGCCCAAGCCTGTTTCATGCGTTTCCACTGATTCTCGAAAGAGGCAAGACGCCGATCGGATATTTCCTTGAGGCGATCCTCCATCGAACCCTCAGTGAGTCCCTTCAGGATCGCGTCATACTCCTTGAGGGCATCAACCTGAGCCAGCAACGCCCGGAGCGCCCGGACATTGAATACCTCGGAAACATCAGCCATTGCATCAAGCCGCTTGGTTACAAGGTCAGACTGTTCTGCCATCTTATGCAGAAATTCCGTAAACTGCAACGGCTTTGTTGGATCAAGCGCAATTCCAAGCTCAGAAGCAATTTTTTTGTAATTCTTCGCAACCTCCAGAAGCTCTTGAGCAAGACCAGTTCCCGCAGTAGAACCAAAAAGCATTGCGTTATTTGCTACAGCAATAGCCGCCGTCAATTCATTGAACGAAACGCCGGTTGCTTTCGCAACACCAGCCGCATATTTATATGACTGCATGAGCGTGTCAATCGTAGCCTGAGACTTGATATTCGCATAAGCAATCGTACCGGCAATACCAGCAAACTTTTCCTGCTCTGTAGTCGCTCCCTTGATTTCGTTTCCGAACTGTTTATACAGCCCGGCCAGAAGCCGCGTTGACTGATTGATATTCTCTGCTCCGGCCAAAACAAGCTGCATGGCTGGATCCATTGCCGCATACGTCTCAGTAACCGAAAGACCGGCTGATTTCAGTTCCCACATGACTTCCGAAACTTCTTTGAACGACTTGCCAAAGGCTACGGAACTGATCGCAATTCTCTTCTGGATTTCTCCATAGTTTATCGCCGCGTTGCTTTCGTCAACAAATGCAGAGGCTACGCGGTGAATAGCGGAATCCATTTCAATAGATGCATCGGCAACGGCCTTGAACCCTGCCGCAATCCCAGCAAGGATCGAACCCCAAATCAGGATCGTACCAAAGCGCGATGCCGCGATAAACGCAAGCTGCTCCTTGAAATACTGCGATGCTATCGCCGCTTTTTCTGTCGATGCGGTGAACGCCTTGAGCGTCTGGATCGGATGCGTGACAAGCTGTTGACTGAACAACTGAGACTGCCTGGATGCTTCATAGGCACCAGCCTCAAACTGCTTGAGCTTTTCGACACTCCCGGCCATCTGCACTGAAAACCGGCCAAGTGCAGAGGCGTCAAGCTGCGCGGTTGCCCGTTGCAATGCCGCAACGCCCTGTGTCGCTTTCCGGGCCTCGGTGTCCATTTGCCTGAATGAGTCCTTGAATGCCTTTGCTGATTCAGCCGCGCTTTTGTTGCTTGTCTGCCCGGTCAACCAATCGAAGCCCCCGGACTTGGTAATGTTTGCATTGGATATTTGCTGTTGTGCAAGAGCGATATTCCGATATGACTGAGCAAGTTTCTCTGCCGATTCTTTCGCCTTGAGCATTTCGGCATCCTGCCGCGACATTTCCCTGTTCGATTCTTCAATTTCCTTTTGAATCATTGACTGATACTGGTTGAATATCTTTGTCGCATTGGTCAGGCCGAATATTTTTGTAATGACTTGCTCAATCTCTTTTTCTTCTTTTGCAAACGCTTCGCCAAGTCCGATTGCAACCCGTTCGGCCTGTAACATTTGCGCCTGAATGTAGCGCACGGCATTACCGAATCGTTCCTCACCCTCGGATTGCCACTGTGCAAGAATGGTATTATCAGCCATTATCTAGTTCCTCGCTCTTGTCCCATGAATACCGGAAAGCATCATTTTTGCCCTGAATAATAAAGAGCTTTCCCCCTGCTTTCGGTTTCCGTTCATTCTCCTGTGCCTTGTGTTCGTAGTGATAACCGAGTATGCGGAGCTTCTGCATCGTCCATCCCGTATTGCGTCGGTTATCTCCGAACCAGATGTCTTCGAGAATGTCGAACGGATTGCCGCCGAACTCCGATGCTACATTGACAGCGGCCCCCAACAGTGGAAAGCGTGCTAATTTTTTGCTGCAAACTCCGAAACAGTAAATCCAAATACATGCTGATTTATTGCCCCCTGAAGCTCCATTCGCACATAGCCCTGTACCGTAATATCTTCCGGCTTGGCCCATACCTTGTTCCCGTTGCCGTCACGGATACAGTGACACATGAGATAATTCATTCCGGCCCGGAGTGATGTCTTGTCATTCGGGTCAATCATCTCTGTGTAGGATCGCAGTTCTTCGTCTGTCGCCGGATGCACGAACAGGTCGAACTTTTCCGTACCAACACGCACGGTAATCGGGACAGGCTGCGCGGAAAGCTGATTGATGACATCGCCAATACTGCGGTTATGCTTCTTATCTTTTTTCATGGTCAATCTCCCGTTGTCGTTTTTTCCCGTTGCGAAATAAAGGCGTCAGGCACGGGATAACACCTGACGCCCCCATGTGCCGGACAAAGCCCGACACGATTGCCCAGGAGGGTCAGGGCAACCTTACGCCAGTGTTTTTACGCGATAGACATAAATAGCCGTCGCGTCGATTTCGTATGATGCTTCCTTGTCCGTACCTTCAGGCTTTGGGAATACTGCCTTGTTGAGCGTGCATTTGTAAAAAATCAGCTTTTCCATGATAAGCTCACCGGTTGTTGCATCGGGATACCACCAGATGATCGCCACGAAAAACGGATTGCTGTTGCGGCCAATCTGATTTGCTACGCCGCTGTTCGCATTCCACTGAGCGCCGAAAATCGACTTTTCAATGTCAGACGGGCCGTATTTACGCCGGAGCAGTTTGCGGTCATATGCGCCCTTGATATTGACGGTGTACTTATCATCATCGTTGCTCGTTGTGCGATAGACATACGCATTGCTGCCGAATGCCTTGACATCGGCAACCTTCACCGGCAAGTCAGCAACCGGCTCAACCGTCTGAACGCCCGGAACAAACTTGGCGAATGTTACGGTCACAACGTCTGATCCGGTCAGGGGCGTGGTAAAGGCAGAAAATACGCCAGTTCCCGGCGTTGCTGTGTATTCCGTGGTCGCTAAAAGCGTACCGTTTTTGTAGACCATCGGAACAAGCTCAGTGCTGTATGCGCCACCAGAGGCCGTTGCGGTGTTTGCCGACGCATTGACCGCACAGTTTTCCTTGAAGCGCCCCGGAAAGAGTGCTGCAAGGACAGCATCAGCCGCCGCTTTGTCCGTGGTCAGATCGCCATTGCCGGTATAGCTGCCGATAACTACTACACAATCTTCCTGCTTCAACGTCACAATGTCATTTTCATGCTGATCGAAGAGAGCCATTTTTTTATTACCTCCATGAAATAAAAAAGGCCCGTAAGCAATGCTTACGAGCCTTGATGTCTGTTTTTACTATTCAGCTTAGAAGGTGATTATCAATTCTCCCTTCGCCCTGTTTCCCTGACTGTCTTTTCGGCTTTCAGAAAAATCGAACCGGCTTACCGTCATTTCCCCCTCGGCAAGCGTCTTTGTCGTTCCGCTCCATAGCCAGAACGTCAACCGTTCGCCCTCAGTGAATGCCCCTGCAATAAGCCGGAATTTTTCCTGACTGTCTGTTTCAGTATTTGTCGGGGGCCGGTTCAATGTATCCTTAACCTCTACAACAAAGTCGAATACATAGTCATGCAGCACGCCGCCGAACTGTTGGTCTTTCGACCTTACCCGTTCCCGGAAATCGAGATAATGACAGGGAACGTCATGCTCACCGGGGGGGATGTCTGAATACCCGGTACTGTCCGGCAACCGCGCCCGGATATTTTCGATAATTGATTTCCTGATGTCGTCAATCATGTCTTACCTCATGAACCCGATTATTCTTTTCTTCGCCCCCGGCCCGACCTTTGCCGTGATCCGCACGCCCGGAGCTTCACGGCTTGAAATCGGTATCGGTTGCCCCGGAGCCGGAGAAATGTCGATATAGCCTTCTTCTGCAAGCACGTCCTGAAACGGTTGTCTCTGTCCGGCAATGTTGAATCGTTTGGATGCCGGATTGTGGTAATCCTTCGCCGTGGTAATCGGCTTGCCTTTCGGCGTGGTGCCAATCAGGTATTTGAGCGAAATCGTATCTTTCTGCAAATCAATCTGCACATATTGACCGAGACGGCCAAGCCGCATTTTGATTTTTGCGCCAAGGTATTCAATTTCACGGTCAAGCGCCTTTTGAATGTTCCCGGAGAAATGCGCCCGTTGCAATGCTATCGCCCGATTGAACTCCCGCAAGCCCTTCAGTGCGAAGCTCATGTCATACCCGCCGAAGCTGCCCGGTACTCGTCACGCCGATAATGCGCCGGTCTGTCAAAAAGTCGCCGCCTGATTGCGTGAATCCGAATACTTTACCCTCTTCTCTCGTTGCCGGGTAACACTGAACCGCCCCGCCCTGAGACATTGGCTTTGTATCGCCACTGTTCTTATGCAGGCCGTATTTCTTTCTGATTTCGGTTGCCTGATACTGCATACCCGAAATGACAACGGGATCAGTGTTGCCGTTTGCAATGGCCCGGTCAATGCGAATTTCCAAAAGCCGGAGCTTGACCAATTCGATAATGTCAGCCCCATAATGCCGGAGCCGGTCACGCGGAATATAGAGCCGCCAGAATGTCGTGTTGCGAACCAGAGCGGTATCGCCGGTCAACTGCCACTTGAGCGCCACGAAACTTGACGGGATGCGTGATACATCGACATAGCCGGTTGTACCGTTCTCGATAGTCAATTCTGCACCATGATCCGCAACCAACCATGATTCACGATTATCAAGCGACACATCAAGTACAACCGTCCCGGTAACGTCAGCATCGATTTTGATGAACGCAACGTCAGGCTCTTCAAGAGTGATACCGTAATCATCAACAAAGTCCGCGCTCTGGATTCTCCCGGTTGCCTTGCCGGTTGCAACCCGCAAGCCCTTGTTGACGAAAATATCAACCGGACTGTTCGCCACGTCTGCCTCATTGTTAAGGAAGATCGACGCGTCAATTTGAGGCGTCACGCCGTCATCTTCATACAGAATGCTTTTACTCACCTGATCGCGCATAGGGAGAAACTGAAATGAATCCTCCCGGATCGACAAGCGCCCCATGTGCGATTCAAGATCGCCAATAGCCGCGATAATCAATGATGTGTAGTAGGCATCCTTGCGGAGCTTTGTCGTCCCGTCATCGTTCGCCTCGATACGGATTCTCTGGATGATCTCTGATATTGTCATGGCACCCCCCTGAACTTGATTCCGAAATTGCCGCGCTCCCGCCAGCCGATATACGCCATGATCCTTTCGCCATAATATGAGACAAACGGATACCCGATACTGACGCGCTTCCGCACTCCGTCTGTTATCTCAATCTTGTATACCCGGTGCCACTTCCAACCACCATTAGGATTGAACACGTCACGAGGATACATGCCGATAACCTCACGCGGCTTGTGAGCAAACCCGATAACGTACCATGTGAAATTGTGCATAAAGTTTCGGAGTCGCCAACGTAACTGTCGATACCATTCCGGCTTGCCGATATACAGATCAGCCGGGCAATTCGGTTCATCGTCATTCTGAAACAGCCATGCAATTTTCACAGTTTCGCCCTCAATTCTTTTTTCTTCGCAACCTTATCTTTCAGTGATTTCTTGATATGGGTTTCTTTCAAGGCTTTGCTGGTCAGGAGCGCATCATACAATTCTTCCAGAGCGTCCGAAAGATCAACCTGCAAAGCGTCATATTCTGCCTTTGCTTTCTTCTTTTCCGCATCAGGATCAACCGGACGCGGTGTATTGATCCATGTGCGCGTTGCTCCATTCAGTTCAGCAAAAACCATGTACTTTTCCAAATCCTGTTCCGGTTCATTCGTGTCTGTAACCTTTTGCAATCCGAGTGCCGATATGCCTGCATTTGAAAGCCCTGTCTCCCATCCAACAAGATATTGCACGCCGTCCTTGTCCGACCATGCAGCACCAAGAGGGACATATTTGTTCAGCGGCGCATAATAATACAGATACGTTTCCATCGTTACCTCGCATTCCCGTATTTCATCGGTCTGTCAGCAATAGCCCACCAGATATATTTCCCGCGTCCATATCCGTAGGCGCCATCGTAATTATCAAAATCAGTATTACTGGTTTCATAAATATCAAAGCCTGTGGATGTGATGTATACGCCGCCATTCGGCAATATACCCTCAACCCCGGCTGAATTGAAATACAGCACTGATTCCGCGCCCGGAATAGCGTCACGCAAGGTATCAATCCATACCCAATTACCGGCATAATATCCGTATACGCTCTTAATCATGATGAAACGGGGCGTGAACCCGCAGTGCTGAAAATTATGTTGTCCTTTCCCGTAATATGAACCCATCGCCATAAAGCCTGGGATTTCCGCAAAGCAGTAGGCAATATGGTTTACTCCATTCGCATTTACCGCATCATTCGTTCCGAGAGTGACAACATTTGCTGTTGGGGCTGTGTTATTCCAAATCTCTGATGCTGTTGTGAAATTGATCGTATTATCCCAATCGAGACAACCTGTTGCCGGGGAAACTGCCATGTCTTTGTGATAATTAACCCATGAATAATTCGCCCGGTTCTTGACTAAAATCAACGCCGGAGCTTTCCCCAATCCATGCCCGATTGTAGCCCCTGCCGAATCATTCCCGACATACGAGACAATGCTATATCCACGAACAGGATCAGCCGAGACTTGAGAAACAATGGAACCATCATTATTCGTTACTGCCGTGCCAGCATCTCGGAATAACCATGACACATAGTTATAGCCGTTTGCATTCATGGTCGCACATGCGCCGAGCGAATACCCATCAGCGTTAAATGCAGTAACACCGGTTGCGTCAGTTCCTTCAGCCCCGGCGTAACTTGGATACAGAATTTTATCAACCCCGCGCACTCGGTCAACAATTCCGGGATGCACGCCATTGTAATTCCGGGCCTTGAATCCTACAAATCCCGGCTGAAACTTGAATCCGGTTCTGTTCCGCGCCGCGCCATTTCCGGCATAAATATCCATATCAAAATACAGACGCGGGTTCATGACTTTCGGTTGCGGTAGATTCTGAACACAGAGCGTTTTGAATCCAACTGGCTTTGATCCTTGAAATGGTTGTGCTCCAAAGTTCAGAGCGGCTTGACCGTAATTGGTGTCAGATCGCTTACATGTCATTGCTCCAAAGCGATACTCAACCCCTGTTGCAATTGTAAATGCCGGATTTGCGCCAGTCTCAGGATTGCCGGAACCCCACCATCCGTTTGCTACATCGCCAAACCAAAGTTTACCGTTGTCCAGATCAACAGCAACACGAACAAGGCCGCTACTATCCGCACCATAAGTAACGCCCCAAGCTGTAGCTGATGCATTGAGCTTATATCCCGCTGTATACCATCCGTAACTATCTGCCGTCACCCCATAATAAATATTGCCGCCAACAAACACAGGATTCCCCACAACGTCAAACGATACCGGTGCAATACCAACACCCGCAACGTCACCTATGCTGCCTACGCAAAATAGGAAACATTCAAAATACCACTTTCCTTTTGATGCTGAAAGCGTACTGACGCTACATCTCCACATGCTCGTAAGAATGTTCTGAACAAAAAGATTATTCGGGTAATATGGAAGGTATTGGGCCAAAGCATTACGCTCGATAACATCGTTCCAGTTCATTGCGGCATAATTGTTTGTCGGCGTATCTTTGCTTGGCGCATAATTCCATGCGGTTGTCGTAAGAGAGAAATTTCCGCATATCACATTATTACTTGTCCCTGAACGGTCATAGCCAAGCGTCGTCAACGAAGTCGAATCATCAAAAGGCAGATACCGGCCTGTATTTCCATACCCGCCGCCAGTATATCGCTTTGGCCTCCATTGTCCGGTCACGGAATCACGGTAGCCAAAATCAGTCACCGCCTTTACCGTACCATCCAAGACGTGAATTTCCGCAAGCTGTCCATCAAAATAGTAATATGGTGAACTGTAAAACCTTCCCCAACAGGCCCACCAACCCGAAGAACATAAATGAACATTTATACTTAATGCCTGATTCTGTCCTGGATTTGTATTTGTTGAGAAAGACGTAATACGCTCTCCGTTCACCCATAACTGAACACGATCCTCTGCGGTTGCCAAAGTAGTATCCGTAACAATAAAAATATGATACCAGCCACTCGTATCAAGGAATTTGCGCGTGGTAATTTTATCGCAATGCACCCCTCCGTAACTGGCATGAACAGATACGATTCTCAGGTTGTCAGATGCAGTAAACCCAATAAAACCGTAATAGCTGTCCGAATAATATGCAGCAAACGGCATTTGCATGGTGTTGCGCCTAGGTTTTTTTAGCCAGAAAGAATAAGTCTTTGTCGTATAGCTAATATCACCTGTAGCTACTGCTTGATATGCTGCATATGTCCCTGCTTGAGCCGAAAACCAAAGGGACTGCTTTATCTGATACCCTTGGTCAAAACCAACCGGAAGAACGAGAGGAAGATTCATTACGCTCTCCGAACATCGTATGCCGCCGCAATGCAAATCATGTATGTGCCGTCATAGCGAAAAACGAAATGATCGTACATGCCAGCGGTATTAGACGGAGTAAGATCAGCAACATTTTTGAACGCATTGCCAAATGCAATCGCGTGAGAAGTCGTAAAGGTGACATATAATGAATAGAACGCACCTGTCACGGCTGAAGAAGGATTTGCAATCGTGAACGCTGATCCGTTGACGTTCACGGTGAGATTCTGACCAATTGTGCCATCCCACCCGGTATTGTGCGTAAGGGCAACAGAAGCCGCCGCGAACGCGCCTATGGTATCGGACGATGCGGCCTGTTTGACCGAACCGGAATCAATAATGAGTGGTTTTACACTCGTTGCCATTATGCCAGTACCACAACCCTTTCAGGCTCAAAACTGACTGCTGTTGCCGATACTGCAATTCCTACGCGCTGAACAACATTCCCCGAACCGGACGGTGCCGATGATGCTCCAAGCCCCGGAGTGCTTGCGGACAGATAGACCGGGCCGGGAGTCTGTCCCGTTACCTGAGTGTTCGTTCCCTCAAGGTAAACGGTTGCATTCTGACCGGATGTGACTGCCGCCAGAACAAAGCCGTGCGCCTCTTTCCCCGCTGTGCTGGCATCTGCCTTACGAGCTTTTGCGCCGGAACTGTTGAAAATATTAACGTAATCCCCGGCTACAAGGTTTTCGCTTGCCTCAACCGTTGCAGTGTCCGCGCCGATACCTACCGGCATCATCGAAGAATCAATACGCCCCGTTGCATCAAGCGCAACAACTTTACCGGCATCCCCGGCCCCGGCGCTACTCTGATTCGCTGCTTTCTCGGTTATTACTCCTGCATTGTTGTAAAGAAACTTGTCTCCTGCCATGTCCTAGCCTCCTGTTGAAATCGGTAATTGAATTTCCAAAAGCAATGCAGTCGGGGCGCTTGGCCGTCCAACCTGCAATATGTACCCGGAAGTCGGGGCATCCTGAGTCAGCAACCCATTCTCGCCAAGATAGACCGGCTTGGACATATCCCATGACCAAGACGGCTCGATGATGTTCCCTGAAAGTGCAACCGTAACCGTATCGCCAAGCAATGCAGCGCCGGTTGTCATGCCGAGAATCCGGTGCATACTCGTAAGATCAGAGGCAGACGCATAGCCAACCTCAGTGTTAGACGTGCTCTGTACGATCCTGTGGCCGCTCAGATTCGCCCCGGCAAGTTTCGTGATCGTCTGAGCACTCGAACCGCCGCCCTGATATGCCCCGTCAACCGTGACCTCAATAACCGGTGCCTGTTCAACCGCTACCAATGCCCCGGTATCATCCTGCACCGTCACGGTAACAATCGCCCCGGCTTGGCTCTGCACTTCAATATCCGGCGCTGTCAACCGTGTCAGTACCAGATCAGACATCGCGTGTTACCTCCGGGACAACATAGAGCTTCCCGCACGGCAAATCTTTTCGCACAACTTCAGGGTCGCCCTGATACCGCTCGAAATCATAGTAATACAGGCTTTCATCGTCAGACACGGCATCGCCGCACTTGATCCCGGTTGTGACTGACGCCGCCATGACTGCATCAATGCGCCCGGTTGCAGGTGTCACGGTACAGGAGAATGACGCGGTGATAGCTGTTGAATTTGGCAACTTGCGAACCTGACCGCGTGCGCTCCATCCGGTCAAGTCCATTGCGCTGCCGTCCTCGTTCTTCATAAAAATGGGGAAATCCCATGTCGCGCCCTTCTTTGCGTATATGTCAATCGTCCCGTCAGTATTGACAACGAACCTGATGTCAGGAATAATGTTCACTTGCTTTCACCCCTTTGCTTCAAGGATTCGAGAATCAGCAACAATTCCCCGGCGTACTGTTTCTTAAGCACTTCGTTTTTCAGCCAGTTCTTCGCGTTCTGTTCATCAAGCAAATACCCGCGCTCAATCTTCTGCCACTTTACCGGGTAGAGTGCCGGGGCATTCGGCAACGGGGGAACTTGCTGATAGACGTACTCAGTTTTGATAACCTGAACCGGGGCGCTACTGCACCCTATTAAGAGCATCAAGCAAAGTATCAGTGCCGTCACTCGCATTGTTCCCTCCAAGCGAATCAATTTGCTGCATTTGTGTAATGGCCCGTTCCTTCTCCCGGAGCCGCTTTTCGCAAGTGCTGTTTGCCTTTTCGACATCGCCCCGCAACTGTCCGATTGTTTTCACGTCAACTGCATTGGCCGCTTGGCAATCGTTCAATTCTTTCTGTGCGACCTTCAGATCAGCCTTTACGCTGTCAATCCGGGATTGCTGAATCTTGCCGACAATCCCCCCGGCGATGATTGCTACGATCAGATACGGCAATGCTACTCTTAGGATGGCAAGCCAGTTCATCAGCAACCCCCTAAGTGCGTAGGATGGCTACAAACAAGCCAGTACAGCCAAAGAAACGCAATCAACATTATCAACAGAATTGCACCGACGATACAGCCGAGAATCTTCAAGGCTTTTTTCATGGCAATACTCCCCGTTATGCGCCGCCTGATAAATTCAGCGGCGTTGAGCACTTTGATTGTCACTGAGTCTAGCCAGTTCACTATTCCGGCACCCCTCGCCATATTTTCAAGAGCTTGATCGCAAGGCTTGGCACATTGAGGATCAGCAAGCCAAGCGGATACGTCAGGAACGCTTCAGGACTGAGCTTGCCCCGATACGCCATCATGCCGAATGCGGCGCTTAGAATGAGCGAACCCCATACGGCAACATTCCGGTGTAGGCTCATTTGCCCTTTTGAATTTTTGATAAGCCGTCCGAGCGTCATGCGGTAATCCCCTGGAAAAGAGCCTCTGCGATTAACTCAGTATCGGTAATCACATCGACATCCTCTTCACTGCGGATAAAGCCGATTTCAACGAGCACTGCCGGAGTATCGTAATCCTTCAGCACTGCCAAGCCGCGCACATCTTTCTTTACGCCACGGTCTGCAAGCCCGGTTGCTTCGATAAGCGCGGCCTGAATGTTCTGAGCAAGTTCAAGATCGTTTTCGTCTGCATACCACGTTTCCGCACCATGCGCTGAATCGTTCTTGCTTGCGTTGCAATGCACCGAAATAAATGCGTCCGGCTTCCATTTGCGAATCAGCGCAAGTCGGGCCGATGGCGAAATATAGGTATCCCCGATCCGCGTATACAGTACCGCGTGTCTGGCCTCTTCGAGCTTTTCGCCAAGCCGCTGAACAACAGCAAGCGTTATGTCCTCTTCCTCAAGTCCCTCAACTTCATTGACCGCGCCCGGATCGTCGCCGCCGTGTCCTGCATCCAAAAGGTATTTCATTTTCTCGCCCCGCTCTTGCAAATTCTGTCGTGATCCTCTTTACCCAACTTCACATCCACAACATCGTCAATACGGATATGCGCCCTTGAAAGGGAATCTTTCAATTCCTGATGCGCGTCGTCATTGTTCTTTTTCGATTCTGCCATTGAGCTTTTCAGATCGCGGATACCGCTGATATAGATGTATGCAAGAAGCGTCTGAACGATACTCAGCAAGCCCCCGATAATCCAAAGCTGAATTTTCGTAATGTCGCTGCCATGCGCTTCAACGAGCGTCGATTGCTTCGGTATGTCTGCGCCGAATGCAACCGACATGAACAGCCACCATGCCAGAAAAACGATAACCAAAGCCATCAGATGTTTATGGTACAGCTTCATCGGTTGCGCCCTCCCGGACATTGATTCTCCCCCAAATACAACCGGCCATATGCTTCCATTCGCCCCCGAATGCATCAGCGGCACGCTTGATGCCCGGCGTGCGCTCAAATCCGTAATCATGCGTCAGCATGATACCGCCCGGTTGTAACCACTGCCAGAAATGCCGCATACAGGCAAGAGTCGGGGCATAATGATCAAGATCAAGCCACACCATTGCCAGCGGCGAAAGATCAATTGTTTTGAGCGTGTTCGGCGTGATCCATCGTTTGTACGGCTCAATGTTCCTGAGACAGTCAAACTCATTCAGCGTTTTCATGACCTCGACAAATGTAGCCGCAAATGCTCCCGCGCCAACCGGATCAGCACAACCCTGAACGTCCTCAACTTCAGGCTTTGCCAAGCCCTCGAATGAATCGACAATAATCACATGCCGATTCGGAACCGCTTTTTTCACTTCAATAACGTCGCCGCCCCGGAATATCCCGGCCATCAGGATAGCGCCCGGCACTGCGTTCTGAGCGGCCATGCTCAAGAAATTTAACTCTATATCGGCCAATTCGGAATATTTGCGCCACGGTTTTTCCATTATTCAACCTTCCTGAAACTGAAGGAATCCCAACCGTACTCATCGAAAAAGCCAAGCCCTGACGCCCGGAATGCATCATCAATACTCATGTCAAGCATCAGCCCCGCCGCCTCAAGCTCAACAACCCACCATTCAAGCGGCTTGATCGTGATATGATCCGGGTTGTCCTGTTCACGCGCACCATCACCCAACACCAACCCAACCCATGCAACCGCGCCCGGCTTCATGACACGGTAGATTTCGGAAAGCATGGACGGCACTAATTCCTCAGGGATATGCTCAAACACCTGATTGCTGTGAATGACATCGAAATATCCGGGAAGGAATGGAATCTCATGCGCCGATCCAACATATGTACGGCCAAGCAAGCGAGGATGTGTCTGGTGACCCTTTTTGACGGCGTACTCTGACAGGTCTAGCCCGTAAGCCTCGATGTCCTGTTTGAGCAACGCATTGACGATACCGCCAAGAGCACAACCAAGATCAAGCACGCGCTTGCCAAACAGAGGAACAACGCCATTGAAGTAATCAATAAACTTATCGTCCCAAGGCTCGTAAATATGCCATTTTGCATAATTCGACTTGCCGGTTTCCGGGCCACGCTCCCAATAGTCCGCGTCATAATATTTTTGCCAAAACTCGATGTCACGCAAGCAATCCCTCCAATGCTGCAAAAATTACGCTTGGTTCAACATACATGCACGTGGCAATACCGCTGTTATCCCGTCCGCAAAAACTCGCCTGATCGTGCCAGCACGGTTCTTTCCCCTTTACGCACTCGCCCTGAATCGCCACAGCGTTGTAATACCCAAGCCTCACCCGCGAATCTGTCACGCCGAATATCCCGACCAACGGCGTGCCGAACACCCCGGCTATGTGCATCGGCCCGGTGTCAACCGCAAGCATCGCTTTCATGCCGGAACACGCGGCCATGAGTGTGCGAAGATCAGGGCGAATGAGCTTGTCACATCCTGTTACCGGCATGTCGTCTGAATGAATCAGGAGCGCCTTATGCCCGCGCTGAACCACGCCGTCAATGAGTGCTTGCACATGCGGGTAATTCCGGCCCCCTGCCGCACTGCATGGGACAATCCCGATATGGTCAGCGTACAAATCAGCCATTTCGATTTCGTCGCTGGACAGTCGCATACAGGTTTCATGATCCTGCAACGTCAGGCCCATGCTTTCGGCCCATATGTCCGGGCGCTCTTTATCGACACGCCCCCGCGCCTGGATTGAGAGCACTTCATACCGGGCGCACGAAATGGAAATATCCCCGATAAAGTCATACTTGCCGGACACAATGAGGCGCGGCAATACGCTGTCAACCTCTGTCGAATCCATAACCTCGTCAATGTCTGTGCAATGCTCAAACAGTGCGTGAAAGTTTTTCGGTATGGCATAGATAATTTTCGAGTGCGGGAACTGACGCCGGATGTCCGGGAATATCATTGACTGCATGACAATATCGCCAAGACCGCCATAGCGTCTGAGCACAAGGATCGTCTCGCCGTCCTGCACTTCGGACAGGTCTGATTTGGTCATGGCCGGACTTTTGAAATCAAAGCCCAACACTATGAACATATCGGCCCCATGATCGGCCCGGCTATCAAAGTCAAGCGGAACCGTCACCCATTCGTTACGCCGAAACAGAGTGCCGCCAATCAAAACAGCCTCTTGAGCATCGCCCTTCCCGGTATACCGCACCTGCATTTCCGGCCTAATGCCAAGCAACGTAAACTCCGGGCCGGTCAACTCAAGCCGATGCTTGAGAAAGAAATGAGTATCGCGCCGGTATGATCCATCCTCAAGCTGCTCTTTGAAAACCCGATCCCGATAATACTTACAACCATCCAAAAGTCGAAAGAATTTCCGTCCCTCGTACCTGACATAGAACATGGGCTATTCATGTTCTACCATGTGAATTTTCATGCGCCCGTTTGCATCGCCAAGTGCGGCAATGCTGAAATCACAGACCGGACAGAGGAACATGCCCTCGACCTCGACAACACCCTTGCTTGCCAGTTCAGGATCAAGCTCTACGGTTGTCGGGACATAGGGAGTATTGACGCGCTCTTTGACTTCGCCCTTTGATGTCACGATGTCAACGATGAACAGATGCGGATTGCCGAGAATAGCCTTGTGCTCTTCGTAAAACTCAAGAGGCCGGGTATAACTCAAATCCTCGTTCTGTTCCGGGAACCGGCGACAATTCCAGAAGCGTTGACCGCCAACGTCGATAAATTCACGCTTCGGCTGGCCCCTCAATAACGACTTTCCGAGATACCGAATATTGACCAACTGTTTTTTTGCCATGATATTCTCCCGTTAAGAGTAAAGAGGCCGGAATTACCCGGCCCCTTTGTGATTACGATACTTCGACAACCTTCACAACAAAGCTCATAGACGGATTCAAAAGCTGTTCCGTCTTGAGCTGATACATCGTGTGAACCTTGGTCTGGTTACGGCGAAGCGTGCTCACACCGCCAACGGTCTTGACCTCAAACCCGTCATCAACGAAGAACAGAAGCGGAGACGCCGGGCAAACTGCGGCCATGCCAAAATAGCGACCGAAGAACATCGGGGCGATAGAGACAACCGGACTGTCAGTAGTCCGATAGGTCGATGCGTTTGCCGTAGCAAGCTGAGTCATGACTTCATCCGGGAGCACCCAAACGTCGATGCCCTTATTGCCAAGCACCAGACGGCAAAGGAAATTCGTTTCATCCTTGTACATGGGGATGTCCTGCTTGGCAACCCATACGGTTGTCAGCGTGCCGTCCTTGTAATCACGGATCAGCTTGTTTGCAATCTTCTGCGGGACGACGACATATTCCGGCGTCCAGCGCATACGATAGTTCCGGCCATCAAGTGCTGATGCCGGTTTCGTTCCGGCCATCGTCTCAATGACAAACAGGATCAGATCGAAGATGTCAGCGCCGGATGCGGTGTTGCTCGTTGCCGCTCCGTATGCCGTGTTGTCGCCGCATTTGATCGCGCCATTCGTCAGATTGTAATAGGCTGTGTAGGTCTGCGGCTTGCCATCAACATCAGCAATGACGCCATCGGTGTAGATGGCATGTGCAGCGCCTTCGAGCGTGCCAGCGGTCAGGGCAAGATACCACTTGTGGTAGCCCCAGTATTCGTCACGGTAGATCGCGGCTTCGGTGAAGGTTTCCATAACCTTCGTGTCAAGGCCGAGACGCCCGGCAAGCACCTTCTGAAGCTCAACGGAATACGGCAGATGGCAGATGTACCGCTGTGCATCGAAATGCGACTTGCGGACTTCAAAGCCAAGATCGTTCCCGGAACGACCTTCAGCGGTACGCTCGAAAACAGGAGCGCCGGATGCAGTAGGATCACCGTCGCCATACGGATCAGGCTTGACGAAGTAAATCAAATCGCCAGCAAGCTCATTTTCCTTGAACGGCTGCACACCCCACAGTTTCGGGAGTGTTGCGGCCATGCTTGCACCTTCGAGAATATCGCCGTACACTGACGGACTGAATACGCCGGTTGAACCGCCAAAATATCCCGCCGCCGCGTCATTGAGCATGAACGCCTGAGTACCAGACGAAGTAAGAAGCGTCTGCTTGATTGCTTCAGGGATCGGTTCAATCTTGAATGCCTGCCTGAGTCCATCCTTGTTCGCGGTGACAATTTCGCTCGAACTGTTCGGTGCATGAATGACCATATCCTTGTCAATCATTTCAGACAGTGACATGCCGAATGCCTGTGCGACCTGCAACTGATGAAGCCGGAACAGTTCATCAGTACCAATGCCACGCGACTGATCCTTCTTTTTGCGCGAAAGGAATACCTCGCCGGTCATGAACGGGACTGCCGGGATACCGGCCATCAGCGACATTTCGGGTGACTGAGCACATACGATGCCGAATCCGAGCAGGATCATGAAAAGCGCAATCGCAAGCCCGAACAGCAAGTGTTTCTTTTTCATTGGTTGTATCCTCCTTGAAATAAAAAAATCCTTCGCGGCAAGGCCGGAAGGATATTCTTTGCAGCTATGTTGATACGGTTAGATACGGATGCCAGTACGCTCCCGCATCTGACGAAGTGCGGATTTTTCGTCTTTCTTCTCTTCCTCTTTCCCGCCAGCTTCGCCCTTCATCGCGCCGATTGCCTGTTTGACAAATTTTTCGACAACCGGGGGAATCTCGGTAACAGATTCGACAATCGCCTGTTTTACCGGTTCAGGAATGATTGCGACATCTTCAGCGGTGAGCGCCTGAACAATGCTCTCTTTCGTAGGAGCATCTTTCGTAAGCTCCTGTTTGATTGCGTCCGGCACATCGGCAACCGTAAGCGCCTGAATCACGCTCTCTTTAGTTACCGCATCAGCCTTTCCCTTCTCCGTTGCTTCCTGAATCATCTGAGCGATACGATCATCAGAACGAAGCTCATCGTCAGTCGGTAATTTGCCATTCAGCAAAAGTCTCGCCATACGTTCCTCCCTACATAATTTGTGAGCCTGAAAGACCTTCTTTGATGACGATAGCAATGCCGGTTGGTGTCGTCAGGTCGTGAAAGTCTTTGATGCCCGTTTTTGGTTCTACTGTGAAATCCGTCCGGGCCGGAATCCCCTCAATGCTTACCTTTTTCACAAAGCCCAAGTCCCCAAGAGCCTGCGATTCCCGGATTTTCTGCCGCAATCCCTGTTCTGCGGCACTGATATAGACATTGAACAGTGCATGATCCTCGTTCGCTCCCGCAAACTGGACGATGCTGCCAACCGGGATCGCCTTGCCAAATTCGGCAAGGTCTGAATGATTCAGCATGAACGGCGTCCCTACAAATTTCGCTCCCGCGTTCTGGAAGAACTCCCGTCCGAACCGCTGATTGTTTGAACCAAGACCGTATGCAATCCGTACCGGCACAATAAACGGATCGCTGTCTACCTTTTTCAACTTGTCGAAAACTTCCGGCGACATCGCGCTTACCTGTTTGACTGCCTCCATTGCCTCAAGCGTCCCGGCAAGGATTGACTGACAGACGGCGCTTTTACCTTTTGCGATATACGCGCACGCGGTTTCTTCAGTCCATGCCGCTTCCTTGTTTTCCAGATCGAACAGATATTGCACAATCCGATCCCCGGCAACCAGAACGGATACGCCTTTGTCGGCATCTACCTGCTTGACATCAACATGCGTCACCCCGTCAAGCGAGTCAACCGTAATTTCCAAATGCTTGCTCATGGTTTTTCTCCCTGTACCGGCGTTTGCGCCGCATCCTTTTTGCTCCCGTTGACGCCCTTGTTCACATTCTCCGTAGGTTCAGCCGGGCCGAAATCTTCCTGTTCTCCCTTAATGAGCTTCTTTTCTTCATCCCATGTCCGGCCTATTTTTTCAGCTACCATTGTTTCGTAATAGGACTGCCGGGAGAGTGCATTCATGCTAACCTCAGACATCATGACCTTGCGTTCGATGTCCCGGATGAATGCCGGTTTATCGTGTGTGACTTCAATCTGCACATCGAATATCCCATGCAGGAACAACTCAAAATAGCAGAGCGGCAACAGGATTTCGCTATCTTCCCATGCGTTGACCGCTTCAATGTCCATTGCCAGATTGCCGCGCAACTGTTCGATAAGCGGCCCGGTAATTCTGCCGCCCTCGCCGCCCGTAAATCCGGCAAGTACAGGATGAAGCATAAGGCCGACGCTCATGAAATCGAAATGCATAAAAATGTCAGCCGGTTTACTGAGCGTAATATTCAGGTCGCCTACACTGTTGACCTCATGTTCGCCGCTCGTAATGTAGACCGTTCCCGGCTTGTTGAAGCCCGTAGGATACCGCTGAATGAAATCATCTATGAAGCTCGATACCTCATCTTTCGATGCGCCGACATCATCATTTGATGCAACATGCCGCTTGAGGTACATAACGAGCAAGCGCGTTGCGGCAAGGTGCCGCTGTACCACGGCATCAGTCGCGCTCATTTCCGTGCGGTTGTATGCTTTGCGTACCGATTTGAGCGCCGGGCGCGAATAGCGATGCGATTTCTGACGCCGGTTGTTCCAGCGGGGATGCAGGATAAACATATTGTGAAACCAATCCTTGACCGCCTTGTGCTGAATCGGCGTGTTCGGATTGTTCAACTCTTCGGGAACCTGATAAAAGGCTTGCTCTGGATTAGGAAAGAGGTCTTGTTTGTCGGAGTTTCGGAACATGGTTTCTGCCGGGAGTGGGCCTAAGATGTCGTCGATTTGGCCGAGAGCAAGCCCCGCCCGAAATTCGCGCATGAGACTTTTCGGATCGGTGCTGAATGCGTCTACTACCCCCGTTGTGAATGACAACTGCTTTTTCAGGAATGCTTCAAGGAAGAGTCCGGCGTGAAGGTAATCGCCGCGCCGGGAATGATAGCTGATACGGTCAAGCATGTCGTTGACAATGCGCTCTGCACGAATCTTCGAGCCGCCTGAAAACGTCAACTGCGGCTTGCCAACGGTCGTCCAGAGAATGAACTTGTTGCATACGCCGTCGATATACGGTGCCTCTTCAAGCATAATACGAATATCGGTCAACGTGGTCAGACGATCCATTTCCACCTTGATTTTGTCATGGAGCCATGCAAGGCGCGGATCGGGCATCTGAGTAATGAACCCTTTGTCATGCTGTACCGGCATCGCGTTTTTCGGAGTATCCGCACCTGTGGCCGGAGCGTCTACCGCAACCGGAACGGCTGTCTGCCGCCGAAACGGTGACAGGAGCATGTCAAGGAATCTTCCTCGTCGCTCTTGATTTGATACGCTGATAGCCGCCAACCTTACACCCCCGCTTTTGTGAGCGTCGCGCTGATCCCAACAAGGCCAAGATCGCCAAGCCGGTCAAGCGAATGAAGCACCCGCTTGGTTTCAATGCCGGTGCCGCTCAATGAGTCTTTACTTGTGACCGCGCCACTTTCTGCCGCGATTTCATGCCGCCCGATATTCTCACGCGCAATAGCAAGACCAAGCGCCGCCAAGTCGCACGGTATTCCTGATTTCTTGCCCCGCGTCTGAAACTTTATGGTGCCGGGAGTATCCGCTTCATCCCGCGTTTCCTGATCGCCTATGCTCTGCATAGCCATCTGCGATTCCCGCAGCGATTCGCTATCAGGCTGTTCAAACTTCCCCATCATCATGAGGCCGCGCAATGACGACATATAGCCGACAATGCTCTGATTGCTTTCCGGGATCGCTTCGATGTTCCGCACGCCAGGCGAACCTTTCAGCATAACAGCCGGGCCGGTATGATACCCGCCGCCGCCGTCAATGTTGATTTTTACCGGCTCGTAAATCGCGCAAATCGGCTTGAGCACACGCATGATTTCATCGTGACTGCGCCCATTGAACGCCGTAGTGAATCGGTTGTAATACTTTCGGCCTACCTTCTCAACAAGGCTGATGCCAAACGGGTCTGAACCGGCTTTTTTGTTGCCCTCATTCGGATCAAGACCAAGAAGGAAATGCCCCTTGTGCTTATACCGGCGCTCTGCCAGTTCCGAAAGTTCCTTAACGACCTGAACGTAATTGTCCTGATCCGTAAAGAGCCATTCGAGTGCGGTATTGATCGACTTCATCCATACCTCTATCGGGAAGAACAGGCCCACATCGTCAACGAACCGGCCCCGTATTTCCTGATCGACAATGATTGTTCTGCCGAGTGACAACAGGCGCTTTACCTTTGCGGCCAGCTTGCGCCGATCAGCACGCGGATTCTGCCATGTAGGGAAATTGAACTTGAACCAATCTGGATGATTGTACGCCCACCATGCGCCGCCGCGCTTCCCATACGGTGTTGTGAAGCATCCAATCGTTGCCCCGAATGACTGCTCTGCAATTTCCTCTATGAACTTCTGGCCGTCCATGCACTGAGAGCCGCCCCAAAAGGCAAACTCATCACACAGGTATATGACCTTACCGTGCGAATGCTTGGAGTGATAACCGCGCACCCGGTCTGATGCCGATTCAGCGCGAAGCATGGTGCCATTGCGTAAAATAACCTCTTCTTTCGTCCATGCGTTGTAATCGACCAAGTGCCGCTCAAGGTATGGGTTTCCGGCAATCTTGCGCTTGACGTTCTCAAGCCGCTGCCGAGCGCCTTTTTTGACGTTTGCAACGAAGATCAATGTTACGTCGATTGGTTTCTTTTCGCCGTAAAACGCCTGAAGAAAGTACGGCATGAACACGGCCATGTCTGCCGCGTTCAATTCCTGAAAAATCGTGGTCTTGCCCGTACCTCGCCCGGTTGCTGCAATCTCCCGGACGCCGGAAGGGAACCCGTACAACTCTCCCCAAAGCGCAAGGTACGTTCCAAGCTGATACGCCTCAACACTTTGGCCCTTCCCCTTGAATGAGTGGTATGGAGCCTCATCGAAAAAATACTTAACCCGCGCTACTGGGTCTTTCCAGATGTTTTCGATTGCCCGTACATTGTCCTCAAGTCCGCGCATGGTTAATTCGCCGTTGCTGATTCAAGGTACGAATCAACCTGCCCGTCGTCCATGTGCTTGAACTCATCAACGGATTCGGCCCCCGTGGACTTATCGCCGCGCTTGCCGAAAATAGGCTTGCAGACAAATCGGCGCTTGTCGAAAAGTATCTTGCCGCACACGTCCGCGAACGCTTCAGACATGGAGCCGTCGCCCTTGGTCGCAAGAGTTTTCGGATCAATACCGATTTGCTCTTTTGCCAGCTTGATACCGTTTGTAAACCGGTTGACCGCTTCGGCATCGTTCCGGCTTGTGCCATCTTTCTTCTGCAAGTCGCGGAGCATACTCGACCGCTGAACTTCCATGCAAGCGATGTCAAGGACAGCAAACGCCATTGAGTAATTGCGAAGCGGAACGAGCTTCAGGTAATCGAGAATTAGGTACTTGATCGCTTCCTTGTCGTCCTTGTCATATGCCGCAATAGCTTTCGCATAGTCAGCATTGAAACGGACGTTATCGTCCCGATCATCGAGAAATGGTATATATTTTTTTTCAATCATGGGAAAAAGAAAGCCCGGACAGTTTCGCACCATCCGGGCATTTGCTGAAACAACTCTGACTTTACTGCTTTATATTACTGAACTTTTGCGGATATTGCAATACTTTTTTGATATTTAAGCAAAAAAAATGAGGTAAAAAATACATGATCATAATTACTCGATATACTCTTTTTGCTTGAAATACCCGTCAACATTGTCCCGAATGTGCAATGCAAGTTTCCTGACATTGCGTGCATCTAGTAACAGCTTCGGCAACCTGTCGCCGCGTGACATTCTCGCCCTGAACCGTATCGCCAGTTCTCCGAACGACTTTTTCGGAAAGCCGTAACGCCCGATAAAGACCTCACTCACGCAATCAGCCGGAACCTTCCCGTACCTTGAGAATCGCTGCTCAATATACCACTTGCAGCAATTCTCAACATCAGCAATGAAACAATGCTTGTCCTGTAGTGCGGCCCGGCTTGCGAAAATCTGGTAGTTATCGGTCTGGTTCATATCGGGCTTCGGCAATACGGCTTTCGCTCCCTCCACGTCCGCTTTCATGTAGCGGTAACAACCGAGTAACGCACGCAAGCTCTCAAACGGGCCTATCTTCACTGTTTCCCCCCCTGATAAGAGATTTCGATATAGACACCGCTTGGATCGTCCGGGCCGTCTGAATACCGCTTGCTCAGATGCGGTATAAGGTTTACCTGACAATCATCAACCCATGCGATGCTGGAAAGTGCGTCTTTCACGCACCTGATCAGTTTATCCAAGTCCGGCTTGATGATATGTTGAGCATCAACAAATGCCGGTTTTAATATCGCGGCATTTTTGCCGGTGCCATAGTGTCCTTTCGGACGCGGCATGATAAATTCAAGCCGAAGCGATACCGGGCCGGTCTGCGGTTTCAATCCAAGCTCTTGAGCACGCAAACCGATCATTGACGCCCACGGCTTCTGCTTATCCCGGTTGTCCTGCTGAACCATAATTTTGTTTGTCTTGCGATTCAGAAACGCTTTGGCCGATCCCTTCGGAACAGGAACTCCCGGAACGAAAAACTTTATCATTGCCCCCCCTCGCCCGGAACCGGATCATTTTCGCCATGCTCTTTTTTGAACCGCTCGACCAGCACTTGCAGCTTTGCGTCAATATCGCTTTCCGTCAAAATGCCCTTGTCCTTGAGCACTTCGATTGCTGCAAGTAGCCGATTCATCTTCGGGCCGAAATCGCTCACATAAAAAAGCCTGAATGTCTGGATTGCAATGAATGTCTGCATCGCTTCGCCTCTGCTCATGGCAGCGTTGAACTGCTCGCGGTATTTTTTAAGCGTGCAGTCTGCCGTGCGGATCAGCTTGAATGATGCATCGCCGCCCTGCAATTCTTCAATTTCAGCATCGGAACAGCCTGACAGCTTCAGCACTTCGATTTCCGGTTGACTGTATGTTCTTTTCACTCGTCCCCCAATATGTTCAATTTCGTTGAATAAATTTGTTTCTTGCCGCGCTTTGCACGCGCATCTTTGTAGCCCTCGGCATATTCTTTCTGCCGAATAATACCTACTTGAGCCTCCATTGCCCCGCTTAATTTCTCTCGCAAAAGCGATGCGTATACATCACTGTCGCAACAAAAATTAAAGCGAAAAACACGCACCCCCAATGTCGGTACGAACATTCGTACATAACAAACAACTTTGTTCCCCTCGCGCTCAAAAGTAATCATCAATCCCTCCTTGATTGTTTGCGGTATGATACCCAATCGAAAACGACAACTCTGCCGCCATCCCGGAACCTGTCAACCACACGCTCCCCCAATATTTCCGTAATCTCCCCGATAGACAAATTCCCGCAAATAATTGTTGGCCGGATACAGTTATAGCGGTCATTGATTATTTCGGTGAGATATAAACGCTCAGTCTTTGATTCAAACTGCACCCCGATTTCGTCAATGATGAGCAAGTCCGGCTTGTTATAAAGCCTCAGAACCTCTGTCTCTGATGAGCCGGGCTTGTGCCATGTCTCTTTGATTGAGCGCACAACCTTTACCGCCTCGGTCATAAGTGCTGTGCGTCCGGGCGTTTTCATGTACTCATTGACAATTCCCGCCGCGATGTGATTCTTCCCCGTACCCGGCCCCCCGATTAGAAACATACCTGAGCACGTTTTCATGTTTTCAAGAAACCACCATGCAGATTCAAGAGCTTTTTTTTGTCCCGGCAATGTTGCTTCATAATTTTGCAACGTCCGGTCACGGAATCGCGGTGCTATCATCGCGTTTGACAGATTTCGATTAACCTGATTCTGCATTTCGATAGCTTTCTTGTCATACGATACCTTTTCAAATCGCTCGTCGTTTTCATCGCCGCATTTAGGGCAAAAATAGACGCTGTATTCACCTGACGTGATACTTTCCATAGGCATGTTGTGTTTATCGCAAAATTTACTCACCAAATGCCCCCTCATGATAGTTTTTATCGGCCAGCCCAATATCGTTTTTCTTTTTCTGCTCTTGCGGGAGCTTCGCCCAGTTTTCACGGACAGCTTTCATAAATGCAGAATCCCAATCCAAATAAACATACCCCCGCGCTTTTGCTGTCAGAACAAACGAATCGAAATGCTCTTTAAGCCGTGACTGTCCGTTTTTTTCAGCCCATGCTTTCACTCGATCAGAAATTGAAAAATCGTCAGGCAAGGGATATTTTTTCGGCGCTCTGCTTTTCGCGCTATCCTTTAATTTATTAGGAGAAGGAGAAGGATTAGGAGAAGGATTAGGAGAAGGGGGATTGCTCTTAGCATTACTTTCTGATGCTTGAGCATTGCTTGAGCATGGTTCTTTCTGAATATTAAGGCGTTTTTCCCAACGGGTCTTTGATGCTAACCTTGCCTTCTCGGAGCGCCTTTCAGCAGCAGCAGCATACGCATTGTGCTCATTCCAGCCATGCAGCAGCATCTTACCATCGATGCTACCGTCTACTAGCTTGATGCTAAAAAATGCTTGTAGCAATGCTTGAGCATCGCCGTCAAATCCTGCCGCAATAGCGATGTCCTCGGCCTCCATTCCCGATAAATCTCCTGACGGTCTATTCTCTGCCGCCCATAGCCAGAGCGTGACAATAGGCTCCCATGATCCGATAACGCGCTTGAACTTGATGGTTTTAGGGTGTCTCGGAAATGTAGTCAAGAGCCGTATGTCTTTGTTCATTGAATGCCACCATGCTTCCTATACTTCCGATTGATAGCAGTTTCAAGATCGAGATTGTAATGGTGACAGAGTGACATCGCCGTAAGCACCAAATCTGCAAACTCATCCTCGATTTCTTCCTTGACGGCCATGATGTTCACGGCTATTTGCAGTTCTTCAATCTCGATTTCGATGTCAGTAAGAGACTGTGCAAGCGTCCTGTCTCGGTAATATTTGCCCCGTTTGACGGCCAGAGCATGTACCTGTTCTTTACTCGGAATGTTCATAAATCTGCCCCCTGATAGTCATGATCATCATTTGACCCTGAATCCTTTGGTGACAGAAAGCGCACGTTGCTTGCTACGATTTCATGTTTGCTCTTCTTCTGCCCTTCATGCTCCCAACGGCGCTGCCGCAAGCGCCCTTCGACTAAGGCGCGTTTCCCCTTGCTGAGATACTGTCCGCACGATTCAGCCTGTTTGCCGAAAATGATTGTGTCGATGAATAAGGTTTCTTCTTTCTGCTCTTCACCCTGTTTGTGCTTGCTCGTTACAGCAATGCACAAGGTTGCAACGGGAGTGCCGCCAGGCGTATAGCGTACCTCCGGGTCTTTGGTGAGATTGCCGATCAGGATAACCCGGTTAAACATTGCTTTCCCCCTTCGCTTTGGCCTCGATTTTGGCACGAATTGATTTGTTGAGGGTGAAGAGTGCCTGATACTGTTCTGACGTGATATTGGCCTTTTGCTTGTTTACAATGGGCCATGTTTCATTCATTGTTTCAATGCTCATACTCTCCCCGGCTTGCTTAAGCATGTTGGCAAGCTCGTTGAACGTGTCCTCGCTGCCGGTGAACGGATCATCCGGGCCGGAATCAGTAGCCGTGAAATCGGCATCATGCGTTTCAGGTTTTTTATCGAACCGATCCATCATGTCAGAGGTTCTTGCGGCCTTGCGGTCTGCCTCAATGTCAATACCTTCATGCTCGTTCAACACGCTTACCGCAGTGCTCATTCGGTCTGTTTGCGGCAAGGTCTTGTAGTGATACTTCAGAATAGTTTTCCGGGCCATTTCATCGGGCCACTTGGCCCACGGACTGTACTCACCCTGCGCCTTGCTCGTTTCCTTTACCTTTCTGATGCGCCATGCCGGAAGAATCATATAATCCTTCATGCCGTCAGACAGCACGGCGATGCTGAACGCGCATACAAAATACTTCCAAAACGAAGCTGTAGGATTTTTTGTGAACTCTTCCGGGGGATTCATGCAACGCTTGAAATGCACGCGCTGATCCGTACCCTCTTCGTAATCAAACTCATCGAAGCTGTAGACGATTGAAGCCTGAATGGATTTGACGCCGCCTGAATCAGTGGCAATTTTCAGCAATCCGCGATAACTGAAGTCCAGACAGCATTTCCCGTCACGCGGGACGAGATATGCCTGAGCCATTGCCGGATTAAGTGTTGTGCCAGTCATTGCCACATTGACGATTGCGTTGCGAATACTGTCAGGATTTGCTTTCTGCAAAAGCTCGTTGCTCCTGAGCGTCTGCATTGCAAATTCGATTTCACTGAGCCATGTTTTTTCGTCCGCAAGCGAAAGAAACGTATCCTTAGCAGACTTCGCCATGATTTCAAATCGCGGTAAATTTTTGGTTGTCAATTCGTCTGCCATGCGTTATTCCTTTCAATCAGGATTGGTGTAATACTTCGGGGGATACAGGTATACAACGCCCTCTTCCCGGTGCCGTGGATAAAAGCCCTGATCGCGGCATCGTTTTTCGAGCTTGAGCAACTGATGATATTCGGTCAGGCCGCCCTCGATAAATTCCGGCGTCATGTCAAAAACCCTGACCGGATGCGGCGGCTCTTTCTCGACACAGATGAATGCAAATTTGTCGATGATCCGGCCAGTAACTCGCATGTATCCCTCGCGGTACATTGCCGCCTGCCGGTGATACCCATAAGACAGACACGAACGCTGAAAAGCGTGCTCGTCGATGCTCTGGACGGTTTTCAGGTCGCACATGACGCCGTGATTACCACGCGGGATCAAATCGGGACGACACTTGCAACGAATCCCGGTTGTGTCGTCAGCCCAAACAACTGTTTGTTCACAATCACCGTCGGCAAGAAGCATCCGGGCAGATTTGTGCGAAAGAATTGACCGCGCCATTTCCGCAATCGTCTGGTAGTCAGCTTCGGTAATGATCGCCAAGCCTGAGTTTTCAGCCTCGAATTTTTCAGCATCGGCCTTGCCCTGTTTCGTGCGCCGGTCAAATTTCGGGGAGATTGCAAACTCGATTTCAAACATTTCTGTTTCAAGCACAAGGCAATGCAACGCCCGGCCAAGCACCAGAGCATTCGTTTCTTCCATCGGAATCAAGGTTGCTGCCGGGACATGCTTCAGGCGCGTGAGATATGAATTGCTCACGATGTCATGCGGCAACTGGCCATGATATTCGCCATGAGTAATGTCCTGATACAAACCCGGCTGAATGTTCGTGAAGTCTTTCTGTGCCGTCATTTTTTTTCGTCCAAAAGGATTATTTCAAGCTCCCCGTTGTACTTAAAATCAACGGCTACGACCTCTTTCCCTTCGATGGCAACCTTTGGGAGAATCTGTTTAAAAAGCTCTTTTGCTTCGTATTCATCGAGAATTATTTTCACGCGCCCCCCTAGCTCGTTATTTCTTCATTTTTGATTGTCTTTTTCATGATATGTTCCCTCCGATTCGGCCACGTCTTTCAGTAAGCCGAGCAAAACTGTTCTTACGTTCTGCCAGCGTGCAATACGCTTGCGGCGATTCTCCGGCGTAAGATTCAACGCCACTTCAAGGAATGAAAGCTCATGGTCGATTGTCTCGATTGCCTCCCTCAATTCGTACTTGCTTGGCGTCATTCCTTGCCCCCTTCGTTAATAAATAAGCTGCGGTACTTCTCTGCAAAATTCCCCGGCTTGCACACTTTTGCGTCAGTGCTCGACGTACTCCCGTTGCAACGGCACCCCGTAAAGCCTCTATCTCGAATCATCGCGCATGTCTCAGGACTCGGAACCATGCTCGATTTATCGTCCCGCATTGTTGCGTGCAACATGCCCCCGGTAATCAATGTGCATTTTTTCAAAGTGAATCTCCCGGCCTTGCCACGCCTTGCCCAGTCATTTCAAAGCACCCTTCAGCTTCATACAGGGTGAAACACGCGTACACGTCTTGATTTCGTGAATACTCGCCTTGCAGATATGACAGCAGTATGCAAGTAATTTTGCCCGATCCTCAGATATGCCGGATTCCGTCATGATCGCAACCCGCTCATCGAAAGATTCTTTTTCATAAATATTCACGCACTCGCCCCAGTGTAGTGCGGTGAGTATGGACTCAAACCGTTGCGGCAACGGCGTTTCCGGCTCTTCGTTTCGCGCACGGTGTCCTGTCCCTTCATCGCTCGTTGAAATCGGGAAACGCGCTGACGGACAGGCTTCGTAATGCCGAGCTTTTTGATGATGTTTTTGCCTTGATTGCAATCAAGGCATTCAGCACAGAGAATCGCGCCGTCTACGTTGTCCCAATTCCGCCGCTTCTTTGATCGAATTGAGCCGCTTGCTGCCTGTTGACGCCGAATACAAGTAATGTAATGAAGCCCCTTGCAAACGAGCGCCCGGCAATGAAATGCAGTATGCAGAAGATCGTCGCTCATTTCTTTTTCCTCGTTGTCGATTCGATACCAGCAATTGAAGGATCAAAAAGTGTGACGCTGTATAAGTAGGGATTACGAGGTTCATGTTTCTCAAACCAGAAGGGGCCGACCTGAAATAACGTGCTCTTATTTGCACGATTATAGGTAAATACTTGCCGGAAATGCTCGAATGTCTTTTTTGTGTATCCATCATATGTCGCGCCAACGCCATAAAAATAGCCAAGCAGTCCGAAAAATGCTGCAATCAAAATGCACAATGCAAGGTCGCCTTTTGTCTTTATCATTGACATCCTCCAATTATTTCAGTTTGTTTCTGCCGTGGTTAGGCTCTTGAGGGGCGACCAAGCCGCCCCCGAAGAGTGCTGCACTTGCTCAATCTTTCGCGCTTGTACTGCACCCGCGAATGGTGCTTGCCGATTAAAACAAATCGACTAGCCGGTACTGAAAAACTCCCTTACGGATCGGCTTACACTCAACATTGATCCCATTTTCGCGCAGCTCTTTTGCAATGCTGTTGACCGCGCATACATCTGCCTGACGCACGATTTCGCGTGTCGTTTTGGGGCCGGACAGGAGCAATTCGTAGACACGCTGCAAACGAGGGCTATTCTCAATCTTCGCGGCATGGATTTTTCCAGTGCTGTCAGACAAGTGCTGCCACCTTTCTTGCACGCTTGGCGAATACTTCATCAATAATGGTCTTCACCATCTGTTTGTTTGCGTGCTTGCGGATTTCGATATTCGCGTACTTATTGCGCTTGGCCTCAGACAATGCGGCCAGATATTTTTCGACCTCTTCAAGAATATGCTTCCGGGGCCGGGAGAACGCGCCCCATTTCGGAGCATGTTCAGCGATGAAGTGCTTGGACACTTTGAAACGCTCAATGATTTCCTGATCCGTCACAATAGTCATGGGCGAGCCTCATATGAAAGTTTCGTGCCAAATAGTATGATTAAAATAAATAATACCCGACACAAAAAAATAGTGATTGATTTTCGTCGTTGTAGGTGCTACGATGAAATCAGAAAGGGAAGGCCCGGAGGTGTTGCGATGATGATTTTCTGTCGGTTTATTGACATGAACCATACCACGTCCGGGCCGGTGAGGAATCCTATTTTTGAACCGTATCATCATCGCTGTTCTGATGATAGCATGATGTTGCGCACTATTGCAAGTGATATTTCGCACTATAAGAAAAACAAATACTCATTTTCCTGCATATTATGGGGATCGTTCGTATTATTGAATTTAGACCGCAAATGTAACATAATGCGGTATGGAACAGCGAGATAAGTTTATGGAGAGACTTGCAGAATTGATGAAAGAGCGCAACGTATCGCAGTACAGGCTTGCAAAGGATTTGCAGATTCCAAGCACAACGATCAATTCGTGGTTTCGGAGAAGCAAGGGCAAGCGAATCACTCCATCATACGATAACCTGAAAGCCGTCGCTGATTATTTCGGGGTAACCCCGGAATTTCTGCAATACGGATCAGGCAATGAGATTGACGGAAAGCCTATTGTAAAACTCCCGGTAGTAAAAAGGATGCCGAAAAACGGGCCGGACAAAGAGCCAGATGTTATTGATGAATATATTTGTCTGCCGGATACCGCACGTGGGTCTTGTTGCCTGAAAGTCAAGGACGGAGCCATGTCGCCGCAGATCGAGCGGGGAAGTTACGTTGTATTCGTCCCGGCCACACAATGCAGCATGAATGAAGTGGTCATTATAAATAATGAATGGGGAGATTCGGTTGTCAGGCGGTACAGGATCAGGGACGGTGTAATATCATACGCCGCTGACAACCCGGAGTATCCATCATTAACCCCGGCTGAAGGATATTATATTGTCGGGAGAGTTACCGATATATGGATAAGGAGAGAACCATGAAGAAGATATTGACAGTGCTTGTAACGTGCCTTGCAATAGGATCATCAGCAATGGCCGCGCAGGATGATAATGTGAGAATCTACGATACCAATACTGTTTCTGCCTTTATTAACAAAAATATCGAGATACTTGATAGCAACTGGAACAAAGCCCGGAAGTGCTCAGAGGCAAGGGAGAATCAGAAAATAATGGATGGGATATATATGAACACTGATGAAGCAAACGCAAAGCGTATTGCTGAATCGCGCCGGATGATAAACAACTATTGCAGGTAACTAGGCATGTCATACAAGCGCGGCAAGTCGTGGGTTATCGACATCGAGCTTGGCGGGGAGCGGATCAATCGCAAGGGCGGCAGCACAAAAAAAGAGGCCGACGCCCTCGAAGCTGACCTAAAATCTGCATACCGGCGCAAAAGGCTGAACCTTGAAGCAATCAAGGGCGATTATGTACCGGTGCTCTTCGGTGTCCTTGCGGTTGACTATTTCGAGCACGCCAAGCTGACAAAACACCCGCGAACTTACGACATGGAGAAGTCATATTACAGCGTGCATCTTTCGACATGCCTTAACGGTAAGCTGTTCGATCAGATCAACAATGAATTGTTACTCACTCTGCAAGGGCATTTGAAAAAGTCCCTTGCGAACAGAAGCGTTAATATCTGCATCGGAATCGTCAGAAAAATCATCAATCATGCCGTCACAAAAAAGGCGGTTGAAAAACCTGTTCTGAAATATCCACTCCTGAGAGAATCGAAAAAACTCCATGCGTTTCTGACCTTCGATGAATACGAACGCCTGTCAAAATCACCAGAGGGCGGGATGATCGTCAAGCGCATCATTGTTGGACGCAATACCGGGATGCGCCCGGCTGAACTTGCGTACCTGACCACGCATGACCTTGATTTCGAGAATCGAACAATAAAAATTCAGGGGAAAAAAGGTATCTGGCAACCCAAGACAAATGAGGAACGCCTGATCCCCATGAACGAGACAACATTCAACGTCCTGAAAGACCTCTGCCAAGAGAAGCGCAAGGGGCCGTGGATTTTCTCGAAACGGAAGCAACCCATAGTGGACATAGGGAAATCCCTGGCGAACGCGGCAAGGGCCGCAGAGATCGCCAGAAACGTGACTCCGAACATGCTGCGCCACACGTTTGCAACTCACGCGCTGATGAAGGGGGCAGACCTGAAAAGCGTTCAAACGCTCATGGGACACGCAGACATTGAGACAACGGCAAAATATCTGCATAGCATCAGGGAATACGAGCAAAAGGCCGTGAATTTGCTTGAAGATAAAAATTGTCCCGACAAACTCCCGACATCGGGCAAAAAAAAGAGCCGGTCTAAAACCGGCTCAAATCGTTGTGTGAGTAAGAAAGCGGGCGACGGGATTTGA